TTACCCCAATACATTATTCATATAAGCTTCAAACCCCGAAATAGAATCTTTATTAATTTTGTCGCTAATATGAGAGTAAACGTTAGAAGTTATTTCTATACTCTTATGTCCTAGTCGATCTTGAATGTATTTCATACTTGCACCAGACTCTAATAAAAGAACCGCGTGGGTGTGTCGTAATGAATGTATTTCTAATCTAGGTAAATTTGCTTTCTTAAGTATGCGTGAGAATGCATTGAACAATGTTGACTTCGGTAAGAACTTTCCATCGACTCTTGAAAAGACTAAATCTAATTCATACTCATACGCATCTTGTAAAACAAGCTTATTGGCATTTTGCCACTTTTTATGTGCCAGCAGTTCATCGACTAATGATTTAGGAATCATGATAGTACGTTTAGAAGTAAATGTTTTTGTATCTCCAAATAATTCTTCTTTTGTTTTAGCTGTAAAATCCAATGTTTTAGAAATAGTAATAGTATGTTCTTTTAAATTTATGTCTTTCCATTGTAAAGCAGCAGCTTCACCTTTACGCATACCAGTATTCAAAAGCGTTTTGAAAAAGATGTAATAAATATAGTTGTATTGGTAAGAAGTCTTTAAGAAAAGGGGAATGTCTTCGCTTCGCATATACTTTAGCCCTTCTCTTTCTTTATTGTTCTTATTTGAAATAACTACTTCTTCACAAGGGTTGTTTTCGATTTTTTTTAAGCTAACAGCCTTTTTCATAGCATTGTTCATTGTGCCGTGGATAATTTGAACAGTTCGCTTACTGTATCCCTGATCAATTAAGGAGTTAATAAATTTTTGATACATCATTGGTTTGAGTTCTTTCAGGTTCATGTTTTGAAAGTAGGGGATGATATGCTTTTCGATGTTACGTTCATGCAAGATAAAAGTGTTTTTCCTTACATTGTCTTGCTTAAATAATTTTAACCAGTCTCTAAGGTAATGTTTTAACGAAGTAGGAGTAATTTCAACTTCTAAACCGTTTAATAATTTTTTCTCTTCTTCAGCAGCCGCAAGTTGTGCTTCTTTTTTCGTTTTGAATCCACGTTTTGATTTCTCTTTGTATTTTTGAGTATAAGGGTCTTTAAATCTCACGCGGAATTCCCAAACATCTCCGAATTTTCTGAAGCTAGCCATTATAACATTCCCTCTTTCCTTATAATTGTAAAGTGGCTAGATTACTCATCCAACCACTTAACAGGAGTCTCTTTATAACCCGAAACTTCATATTTTATTTCATCATCTACTGTATAGATTTTTGTAACGATAGGGATCTTTATCATTTCTTCTTGTTTAACGATGGATTTCTTTCGCTTTTCTCGTTCAGCGTTTAAATCAATAATCAAAATGTTTCACCTCCTTTTAGTAAGGCTTATAAAATTCTAACAGTTCAACTGGAATGTTATTTTTGTATGCTATACATGCTTTTGTATCACCAGGTTGAATGGTCTTTTTATCAATTAACAAAAGCGCAGCAAACGTATTTGCTTCTATCTCTAATTTATCAACTGAAAAGAATGTATTCTTACGCAGAAAAGGTGTGTTTGCATGAGTATGTAGGATTGCATGTCCTAATTCATGTGCACAAACAGTTCTTTGCATGGATGGAGACAAATGATTATTAATAACGATGTAACGATTTCTTTTTTCATATTTATAAAATCCGTTTATTTCTTCGTGTAAATCCCAAGTTAGTACATTTACCTTTAAACAATCTGCAAGCTCATAGGGGTTATTCGTGTTGTATTTTGTGCAAAGTTGTTGGACTAGATCTCTTATGACGAATTTCAATGTTTTCCCTCCTAAGCTCGCATCAGTTATCGTCGGTATTACGATATTTCTTAGGAACGTATTTTTTATTGATTACTTTAGTTTGTTTCACGATGTACTCCATTGCATCTAATAAAGATTCTACGGCTTCTTCACTCATAGGCTCACCAGAGAACATTAATCCGTCTTCACCCTGAAGATCTCTTTTTATTTCTTCCATTCTTTTTTCGATATCTTTTTCATCTTTAGTGGTTAAATGCATTTGATTTGTTCTTCCAAGTAAGAAATCAGTAGTTACATTAAAGTAATCCGCTACTTTTTGGAGTCTATCGGCTGAGGGATATGCTTTATCCCATTTTCTTATGGTCCCATTGCCGAATTCTAAGTCCTTTTCTAATGCAGATATGGATGTATCATGGTTTTTACACAGATTTTTAATTGTGTTCACTAAGCTCATTCTAATCACCTTCCGTACTTACAGACGAAACAAAATAGACTGTAGACTAAAAAACGATTGACAATTAGTTTGTAGACTATTATTATTAGGTTGTAAGCTAATTTGTTAGCTAAAAAGAGTATAAAAATTGATTTGAGTTTTAGAAACTAATACTGAGGAAACTGTTTAGTTTTGTATTTGTATACCTTTTTATAATTATAATTTAGCACACAGACTAATTTCGGTCAATAAATCAGCGAAAATATTCGCATTTTGAAAGGTGTGAACATCTAGATGAAATATTCGAGTTTTGGAATTGAGGTTAGAAAAGTATTGTTAGAAAGAGATTTAACACTAACTGTATTAGCTTCTGAGCTAAAAATATCAGTTTCATATTTATCTGACATTTTAAGAGGGTCTAGAAAAGGGAAAAAACAAAAGAAAGCAATTGTTGAATTATTAGGACTAGACATGTGTGAGGAGGATTTAAAGTGACAGAACAAATAATGGTAGTAGATGAAAAAGAAGAATTGTTTGTAAAAGGTGATCAAGAAAGTCTGGTTTTTATTAAAGATAATAAAGTCGTTACAGATAGCTTAACCGTAGCTGAAGTGTTAAAAAAACAACATAAACATGTCTTAAGAGATATTAAGGTCCAGATGGAAAAGTTGGAAAGTGCAGGAGAAGGAGAATTTACTGAGTCCAACTTTGGGCTTAGCTTTTATAAAGATGTTACAGGACGAACTTTACAAAAAATCGACATGACAGAAGATGCCTTCACAATATTAATGTTTTCTTATAACACGATTGAAACGATGAAAATTAAAGTGAGGTTTATTGAAGAATTTAAAAGAATGAGAGCATTCATTGAGAATCAGTCAATTGTCCCTATTGATACATTTGGTCAAATCGAACTATTAGCTACAGGAACTAGTAACTTAAATAAAAGGGTTTCCTCATTAGAGCAGGTAGTTGAAAAGCAATTAACTGTAGATTACGGACAACAAAGAGTAATTGAAAAAACGAAAGCAAAACGGATCTATTTTTTATGGGAGAACGGTCATGTAGATAAAGAAGTACATGATTCTACTCGCAAGCTATTCGGATTATTAGGACGTAACTTGAAAGATGCCTTCAATGTGAATAGTTACCGCGATATTTTGAAGAAGGATTTCGAGGAAGCTTTGAATTTTGTAAATGGTTGGAGACCAATGATTTAAAAGGGTGTAGAAAACGCAAAATTGCGTTCTCAGGATTTCTTTGTAGAGAATATTTGCAGATAACAGCTGGAGATCAGCGGTTTAAAAATAAGGAGGGAATAATCATGTTCAATGTTCAAATAGACGAAAATGTTGTGAAGGAATTATGTGTGGAAGAAATTCAAAAAAAGGTTAAAGAGTACGACGCGGAGTTAGCGTTTTGGGATACTAAGGAGCTTAAAAAACGTGTATGTATGTCGTGGAATACAATTCAGGATCAGTTCTTCTTTGATCCACGGTTCCCTAAATTTAAAGTGGGTAAGAAATGGTATTTTCCAGCGAAACAAGTACAAGCATTTTTAGTTGAATGGGCAGAAGAAAGGATGGATTGATGATGTTTACAATTGATTACAACAATGTAAAAGTATCTGATTATCTTAGACTACTAGCCCATTATAAATTACCAAATAAAAAGCAGCGTCGATTAATAGAGAATAGGTTTGTATGTCTAAATGCTCTTTTTAAAAAGGCTGGTGAATCTAGTGGGAATTGAAAATTTAGTGTTACCCGAGGATGCGGAGTTAGCGAAATCCTTACGCAATAAGAAGGAGAACTACATAAAGAATCAATTTTTGTTAACTCGTATTGCAAGTAAGAAAAATGTAGAGGGTAAAACGAAAGAATTCTATGAGGCTTGTAAAGAGTATGAGGCATGTGGAGAAAAGGCAAAAGAGTGTGATAAGCAATTAAAGGAATTGATATTTAAAAAGAAAGAAAATGATAGAGTTCAGCACGTTGTAGAGCGTATGCGAGAGGTTGGCATTAAAGAAGATGTTATTCAGAAGGTTTTATGTAAATAAAAAGAAACCCACTGCAATGGGTTCCTAATAAAAAACAAATTCGAGGTCAGTATATCACATGGGGTGATTACATGGAAGAGACAATAGAAAACCAATTACTAAAAAAACAGGTTGAAAAGGCTGTAAGTAGCTTGAAACTTATATCCGCACAGGAAGCAGATACCTGTAGAAAGTTAGATATAGATTATGTGATTACCATATTAACTAATAAACCATATGGCAGTATGCCGTTCTAGGAGGCTATAAAAATATGAAACTATATGAATTAACAAGTAACTTTAATCAATTACAGCAAATGATTGAAGACGGGACAGATCCAGAAGTAATTAACGATACACTTCAATCAATCAGTGAAGCAATTGAAGATAAAGTACAAGGTGCAGCGTTATTGATTCGCAATATTGAAGCGCAAGTTGAAGTAATTAAGGGAGAAGAAAATCGTTTGGCTGAACGTCGTAAGTCTTTTGAGAACAGCTGTAAAAATATTAAGGACTATTTATATCATCAGATGGTTGCTGTGGATAAAAGACGTGTTAAAGGTGCATTGATAACAGTAGGTATTCAAAAGAATCCAGCAAGTTTAGATATTGCAGAGGATGCAGTTATTCCAACAGAATACATGATTCCGCAGAATCCGAAGGTAGATAAAAAAGCATTATTACTAGCGATTAAGAATGGTATGAAGTGGGATGGTATTTCATTAAAACAAGGTGAGAGTGTGAGAATAAGATGAGTGAAACTAAAAATTACTTTGCAGAATTAGCAGTTATTGACGTCAGTAAACATGTTGAGAAGAAGGGACGTTTTAGTTATCTGAGTTGGTCATGGGCTGTAGACCAACTCTTGAAAAAACATCCTGATGCTACATGGCAAGTTGTTAGATTTGATGGATTACCTTATATGAAAACAGAAGTGGGGTATTTCGTTGAAGTGGAGGTAACTGTAAATAACATCACACGTTCGCAAATTCATCCTGTATTGGATAACTATAATAAGCCAATCGCAAAACCTACGTCATTCCAAATAAACACCTCGATTCAAAGGTGTCTAGCAAAAGCAATTGCACTACACGGATTAGGCTTATACATCTATTCAGGTGAAGATATTCCACAAGATGATGAACCTAAACAAGTAGCTAAGCAACTAGATAACGTTCCACAACAGGAGCGAGCTAGACAGGCAGAGGTTGCAAATGAACAAAGAATAAAAGCAATTCATGTGCAAATTAGAGAGTTGTCGGAAGTATATAACATGTCATTTGAAGAAACGAAAAACACTGTAAAACAGTCATTAGGAATTCAATCTTTCAAAGGGATGACAGTGCAACAAGCATCTCAGTTACAAAAAACAATAACATCGTGGTTAAACGAAGCAAAAGAAAAGCAACAGCAAGCACAATAGGTGGGTGACTGAAATGAAAACGATAGTAAGAGATGGTTCAATGCCAATTGCTTTGAATAGAGGTTTAGGTACTCGGTATTTACGTGATAAAAGGTTATCTGAATTACTTAAGCGCTGTCGTCGTTTAGAGAATGAAGGGTTTGATTACTTATTTCCTATTCGAAAGGTGTTAGAAACAGTTAAACATAGAAATGATGAAAATCCTCATCTGTTTAAAGGTTGCCTTGTGATGGATCGTGACCGTGGATTCTATTATGAAGTTGTTATGAGGAAGGTGAAGAGATGAGTAATTTATTAATTCATGAAGAGCCATTACTTGTTCTTCCAGGTTTAGCAAGCAGAATTGGTTTAAATGAGGCTATATTTCTACAACAAATACATTATTGGTTAAATAGATCTAAGCATTTTTATGATGAAAGAAACTGGGTATATAACAGTGTGGCAGAATGGGTTAAACAATTTCCATTTTGGAGTGAGAATACCATTAGACGTATTGTAAAGAATTTAGAAGATGAACAGCTTCTTGTTATAGGTAACTATAATCGAGCTAAGTTTGATAAGACGAAATGGTATTCCATTAATTATGAAAAACTCCGTTTGTTAGAATCCACAAACGATGTACCCAACTTGGGTAGACGGTCTACCCAAAATGGGCAAATGGATGTACCCAATTTGGGTAAACCAATACCAGAGACTAACACAGAGACTACATCAGAGATTAAAGAATATATAGTCGAGATAGTAAACTATCTCAACGAAGTGTGTGGTAGTAGTTACCGTTTAACATCTAAGAAAACACAAACATTGATTAAAACTAGATTAGTAGAAGGATTCACTGTGGATAACTTCAAAACTGTGATTGATACGAAAGCTAAAGAATGGTTAAGAACAGAACAAGCAAAGTATCTAAGACCAGAAACGTTATTTGGTACAAAGTTTGAAGGATATTTACAACAAGGAAAGGTGGAAGGAAAACATGGCTCTAGTAAAGGTAACAGATATAGCAAAGACCCTTTCGAAGAAGATGATCTTCCTTTCTGATACATGTGAGGTTTGCAAAAAAGAACGTAAACGTAATGTTCAATTCATGAAGATAAATGGTGAAGTAGTTTGCCCGGTATGTAAGTTGGCAGAAGATAATCAAAAGCTAGAAGCTGAAATGAATGTATTTCGAGATGAGAAGGAACAGAGAAAACGTAAAAGTATGTTTTACGATAAGAGCTTGATTAAAGATGAAACAATTAAACTTGCTAGATTCTCAACTTTTAAATCTGATTGTGAAGAGGATGAAAAGAATTACACCTTAGCAAAACGAGCACTTGAGGATTACTTGAATGATGTGAGGTTTAATTTAATTCTAGTTGGAAAAGTAGGTGCAGGTAAAAGTCATCTTGCCTATTCAATTGCTCATGAAATGAATGAGAATAGCGCAGGAACTGTTCTTTATGTTTCTGTATCAGAACTATTTGACTATATACGTTCTACGTTCAATGGGCAATCTGAGGAGTCTGAGCATAGCATTGTTAATTTACTAGTTAGTGCAGATTTATTAGTGATTGATGACTTAGGTGCGGAACTAGGTGATATGGATGCAGCGGATCCAAAGGCAACTGCATTCGTGAATCGTGTCCTGTTTAAAGTCTTTGATGGAAGACAAGGAAAGAAAACAATCGTCACAACGAATCTAACAGGTGAAGCTGTGATGAAAGCTTACGACGAACGTATTACGTCACGTATGTTCAACACATACAGACATATTGAGTTTAAGTATACAAGAGATAAGCGGAAGAGAAAGTTACCTTTTTAAAAAGGAGACGAACTGATATGACCATTACTGTAATTCGTCCTAATGTCCATATTTCAAGCGTTAGTAGTTGGGGGATGGTATTTACACCATCTCCGACAAACAACACTGAATGGACATGCGAGGACTATAAAAATACAACGGGAAAGCGGATTGAAGAGATGCTAAAGAAAGCGAAGGAGAAAGAATGAAAACATATACAGGATTTGAAGCGATTGAAAGAATGAAAACAAATTGGATTAAAGAAAAGAATGATTTTTTTGCACACACATTAAAAAAAGGTAAGCATGAGGTTTTGGGAATTAGTAGTCAACGTATTGTACCATCTGCAATCGGTATGAATTTCTTTTTTGAAAACGAGTTTGTAGATTATGAGAAACCATTGAATTTAGAGTATGGTGAAATGTTCGTAATGGAAAGCCCAAATGGGAAATGGTACGGAATTTTAAAAGAAGAGACTCAAACTAAGTATTACTTAATCATGGGGTTAAAAGTAGGAGAATATCGTTTCTATGAAAATGGATGTTCTTTCAAAAGATATCAGGGACGTACATTCCGAAAGGCAACAGATGAAGAGTTAGAAGAATTTGAGCGTTTCATGGTGTTCTATAAGAAGGATCGTAAAATGGACGAGTTTAAATTAGGTGACATTTGTGAAAGAGAAGATGTCTTATATAAAGTAGTTGTTCAGACTGAGGATAACAAATTTGAGGGTGTTTTAGGTTGTGTAGCAATTAATGAAAAAGATACTCCAGTAAAATACTTTCCAGTGAAAAGTATGGAATTACAATTTTGTGTCGAGGACATGGTGGGGTAGTTTTGCATCAACACATCATAGATCAACTGATTGATAGAGGTATTTATAAATCCAAGGACGGGCTTCGAGATTTGTTCGAATGCTCGTTTGAGGAGTTAGTGGAAATGTTGGAGGGAGAAGAGTGAGTTTTAAAAAGGAAATGGCAATCATTTTAGTCAGCTGGCTTTTAATCGGTGTGACTATATTCTTACTAAAATACAAACTTGGAGTGAACTTATAATGATTCAGTTACACACAATTACATCTGAAGAGAAGAAACAAAACTTTGATATTACAGAACTATTTGAAATGCAAAAAGAACTGGATAAACGAATTGGATATAAAGGAAATGACAAAATGGATATGTTGTTTCGTGCATTATTGGTGGAGATTAGTGAAGCATGGAATGAAACTCGAGCATTTAAGATGTGGAGCACCGGATTTGGAGTGCCTAAAAATGGGCTATTAGAAGAGTTAATTGATGGTCTTCATTTCCTTATGAACATTGTAATTGAATTGGATAAATGCACATGGAGACATGAACTTATTCCATCCTTCAGTATGCAATCAATTATGAGAAAAGATACAAGTAATGTAAATATGCTATTTGAATGGTATATGCAAGATGTGTTGACCGCAAAAAGAGCATGGTGTCAGTACAGAGATTTAACCACAACAATGGGACATTTAAGACGAGCGTTTGGCATCTTCTTTCGTATTTGCTATTTGTATGGATTTACTTATCAGGATGTTATTGATTCGTATAAGGAAAAGAATGCGGAAAACTTTGAGAGACAGGATAACGGATATTAATCAAATTTGAGTTTTATTAAGGAATGGAGAATTTAAATATGGATGTAAAGCTACTAGCACATACGCAATTATCTGAGGAGTTTGTTAATTATTTATCGATTGTATCTGGTGTTGGAGGGGAAGAATTTGATCCTACTCATGGACAAGTGGTAGCCTTATCGGCAATTCGAACGTGCTACTCGCCAAATAAACCTAGTATGATTGCAGCTTTAGATGGAGAGAAGTACTTCAAGGGAAAAGCAACTGATGGAAAAGGTGGAAAAGAAGTCGATCGGCTCATTAGACATATTGTAGGTTCGGGGCATACTTCAACACTGGAACATCTAACATATACCTTTGCAGTAGAAGGAGTTAGCAGAGCATTACTCACTCAATTAACACGTCATCGTGTAGGATTCAGTTACTCAGTTCAGTCTCAAAGATATGTACGCATGGGAAGTGAAGATAAGATAGGTGGATTTGATTTTGTAGTGCCTGAAACGGTTAAAGCAAAAGGAGAACAAGTAGTTAAAGCTTACAATGAGATGATGTACAAACTACAAAGTGATTATGATCTACTTAGATCATTGGGAATTCCTGCTGAGGATGCTCGCAGTGTACTTCCAAATGCGGCTACAACTAACCTGGTCTTAACAGTCAATTTACGAGGGCTTTTAGACTTCTACAATAAACGTAGAAAAGGGAAAGGTGCTCAAGCTGAAATCGCGGAGTTAGCAGAACAATTAAGGCAAGAAGTTGTAAAAGTTGAAAAGTGGGTAGATGAGTTTTTCGGAGATGGAAAGTAACAGAAGCTAAATAAAAATGCTTTTTTATTAGAGTTGAATAGAAAGCGAGGTGGCTATATGAATCTTAGTTTTATAGATCTATTCGCAGGAATCGGGATGTTTCGGATGGGCCTAGAAAAAGCCGGACATAAATGCATTGGTTGGGTTGAGTGGGACAAGGATGCTAGAGCCACTTATGAAGCTATACATGATACGAAGGGAGAATGGACTGAAAATGACATCAGAAATGTTACCGGATCAACAATACCAGCAGCAGATATTTGGTGTGCCGGGTTCCCTTGCCAAGACATTTCAAAGAACGGAAGACAAGAAGGACTGGCAGGAGAAAAGTCAGGACTCTTCAAAGAAGTTATACGAATCATTAGGGAAGCAGATGAAACTAAAAAACCCTCTCGATTACTCTTTGAAAACGTTGAGAACTTGCTACGAGTTAATAAAGGATGGGACTTATTCCGTATTCTCTATAGCTTGGATGAAGTCGGGTATGATGCAGAATGGCAAACTATCACCTCAACCGAGTGTGGAATTCCCCAGAACAGAACAAGACTTTTCATTGTTGCACATCTTAGAGGACGAGACACCAGACGAGTATTTAGTTGACCTGGATCGCGTAAAAGGTTGTGTAATTGGTATCTGCGAAGGGAAAGTATTTGTTCGTGAAGCTACAAAACAGGGGTATAACGTTGCTTATCGTGGTGACACGGTAAATTTAGCTTTTCCTAAATCAAAAACAAGAAGAGGGCGTGTTGGTAAGGGAGTAGCACAAACTCTTCTCACATCTAGGGAACAAGCTGTTTTAACGAGTGATGATAAATTGCGTTGGCTTACTGAAAGAGAATCATGGCGCTTACAAGGGATACCAGATTCATATTTTGATAAGGCAGCTGCAGTAACATCGAAAAGTCAATTGTATAAGCAAGCTGGTAATGGAGTAACTGTGGATGTGGTGTATGAGATAGCAAAAAGGTTATAAAAATTTCATTTTAAAGGAATGGAGATTAGTAAATGGGGAAAAGTCAACGAGATAAAGGAATGAGACGTGAAAGAGAATTTGCTAGTTTAATAGGCGGTGCTCGTGTACCGCTCTCTGGTGCGATGGACGGGTATTCAAATGATGTAAAGGGTTTAGGTCTTGAATGGGAAGTAAAAGCGAGGAAAGAAGGATTCAAGACGTTATATAACTGGTTGGAGGATGAACGTGAACAGCCAGATGCATTAGCAATTAAGGCTGATAGAAAACCGTGGTTGGTAGTTATGCCGTTGGATACATTTTTGAAAATGGTGAAGGAGTGAGAGTATGTTGGATATTGCCCTACCTGTTCTTAACAAAGAGCAGACGAAAAAGAATGTGCTTCAAGCTTTGAAAAAGTATCACTTATTTTTATCAAGTATAGATGAAAGAGATATTGAACGTGTACAAAATGGTAAGGTGATCGGCATGAATAAAACAGTTTTACAACGAATCAACTATATTCAAGAAATACGAAAAGGTGTAGAGAAACTGAATGCGTGGGAGAAGCAACTTATTGACTTAGCTTATCTAGGGAAAGAGAAGCCTAGTTGGGTAAAAATGTGTAGGATATTGAATATGTCTCAGCCAGATTATTATAGAAAGAGGAATAAAGCTTTGTGTGAGTTGGCTTATAAGTTGGGAATTGAGGTAGAAGAGTAAAGGAATATGGTAGTTATTTTAAAATGAAACATTATAGTGTTATAATTTGTTTTATAGATGTTTGTCCAAGGAGGTATGCATGTGTTTTGGAAAAGAAAAACTGTAATAGCTAAGTTTAGTGATTTGAAAACAGCAGAATTAGAAAATAAGCTTCTATGCTTAGATAACAAATCTTTTGGTAAATTCATAACAAGTTCAATTGACTATGATAAAGGATTTATTTCTGAGAAAGTATTAGAAAAAGAAAAGAATGCTTTAATGCAGGTGGGGAAAGAAACTTTGAAAAATACTATTAGTCGTATAAATAGTATAGAAGAGCAATATGATGGTTATAAACTTCCGGTATTAATTGCTCCGTTTATGACAACTTTATTAATTGTTCTTGGTAATCAGTTTTTCTTTCGTAAAGAAATAATTGAAACACAAGGGCTAACAAGTGCAGCGTTTACATTTTTAGTACTTTTACTGAGTTATAGTTTTGCCTTCATTAAAATTATTAGTATAGGGAAGAGGGGACATTCTAAGTTAATATTCTTTAAATATGTATTAGAAGAATGTCTAGATAATAAGAAAGAAAAAGAGGAAGAAAGGAAAAAGAATATTTCACATATTGAGAGCGCCTAATTAGGTGCTTTTTTGTAGATTAACTGCAAGAATATTTTTAAGGAGAGAATGAAATCATGGGACAAGTTGTGGGAGAACTATATTCTCAAAGTAAGCAATATAAAGTTGAAATAATAAAACGAAAAGATGGTTTATATACAACAGAAGTTTATAGATGGATGGAAGATTGTGGATATGAGTTTTGGAGCTCTATCAATCAAGGGTTTTCTTTGATAGATAGTGAAGATCATGCACGAAAGATAGCTATTGAACAGTTGAAGGGATGTTCTAGAGAGGATATTAATACAAATGTGTTAAAAGATTAAATTCAATAGAGGTGAAGTTTTTATCACGTCTAAGGTTAGAGAGAATTTAAGTGTATCAAGGTCGTATATGAGTGTGCTGATAAGATATGTAAGTTAGGTACTTATTGAAAAACTTAGGAATGTTTGTGTGTTTTTAAGTATGGATATTGAGGAATAAATATCACCCTTAAAATGAATAAACTATCTAGTTAAATAGGTGATTTATCTATCTATAGGGTTCTCGATTAAATTGTATTTCTTTACTCTATTTATATTATAATATTTTCATGTTTTAATTATAGATGGTGAAATTAAGGAGAATATTAATCTATTTTTTGGTAAAATAGATTAAAAGAGGAATAAAGGAGAAGAAAGATGCCCCAAGAAAATGAACAAGTTAAACCAAATAAGCAAATAATAATTATACCTGGAATAATGGGAAGTAAATTGAAGGAACAACAGTTAACTATTTGGATCCCACATATTAAAAGTACATTTAGTAGGGAATTTAATTTGCATGAAAAGCTAAAGTTAAAGCAGAGAAAGAACCATTTTGACGCTTCCACTGGGATTTTAGGACCGTTCTATGGAAGATTAAAAACGGTTCTACAAGATTATGCTAAAGATGTAGATGAGTTTTTTTATGATTGGAGACTAGGAAACCAATATCACCTTGAAAGATTAAAAAAGTTAATAAAAACTGATGTGGATGAAGTGATAATTGTTGCTCATAGTATGGGAGGATTAATTGCAAAAGCGTGTTTAAATGAATTTGCTAGTGAGGGGCTCAATCAAAAAGTCTCAAAAGTCATAACTATGGGAACGCCATGGGCTGGAGCTCCTACAGCATATAAAGCTTTAAAACATGGTGCTGGAATTCCTAAAGATTGGTTTCCAGTTATGATGTCTGCAGAGAAAACAAAAGATCTTGCTCGCACATTTGAAAGTGTATATCAACTACTTCCTAATGTGAATTATTACCAGGAATATGATGAAGAGTGTAAATTGGCGTTTACTGAATATAATGGTAAAAGTATAAAGAGTTGGGAAGATATATATAGTGATATATATAAACCACTTTTGAAGGATAAAGACTTTGATTTTATAGAGGGATTCAATCATTTTCAAAACTTAATAAAAGATGATATGAATGTAGAGCATCATGAAATTATTGGATATGGTAAAGGGACATATTGTTCATTTAAGAGGGATAAAAAAGAGAAGACAAAAGCTGTTTTTGGAGACGGGGATGGTACGGTTCCTTTAACTAGCGCAAAATCAGAGTCGAGTATCAAGTATTATGTTGACCGAGGACATCAATTTTTACCTAATGATAGCGTTGTATTAGATATAGTTAAGTGTATTGTTCATGGAGAAGATCCAAAACAAACTGATGATTTCTTAGTGCATAAGAAGTTTTTAGATGATTATACTAGTGATTTTAATGCGAAGGTTATTAAAGTTGCATGCCCAGTTCTTGTTACGTTATCTGACGAGAATAATGATATTTTATATGGAAGTACAGAGCGTTTCTTAAATGAAGAGGATTTAATCGGAGAGCATTTAGAGAGAGAAGATATCGATATAACATATATAGATGATACGATGTATATAATATTGCCATATAAAAATGATCAAGAATTGAAACAGAAAAAGTTAGATAAAATTCAAATTGAGGCATATGATGAAGGGGCAACTTCAATTACGATTGAGGAATATAAAGAGGGGAAAATTACAGAAATAAATTCTTTTGACTCGTTCATTATTGACCAAAATAAAACTGCGGAGTTCACGATACCAGTTGATTCAAGTGAAAGTACATTAGTTATAAAAGAAAATGAAACTGTAGATATTAGAAAACCAAAAAATGTAAAGAAAGTTAATGTTGATAAGTTAAAGCTACCAGAAACAAAAATTACTATTCAAAGTGATAAACAAAGAAAAATTAATGATAAAATGTATACTTATGTAGTTGGTGGAGAGGTACTATTATCCGTTAATAACATACTTGAAGGTACATATCCTGTAACGGATACATATTATTCAGTAAATGATGGGAAATTTAATTTAATATTTACAAATGATTTGGTAAAACTAAAATTGAATGAGGGTAAAAATGTATTGAATGTATTCTCAACGGATAGTGCTGGAAATGCAGAAGCTACTAAAACCTATACCTTATACTACGTGAAAAATGTAATTCCAAAAATTGTGATGAGGTTCTATCCTAGGTCATATAAATTAGAATATGAGCAAATAAATCAAGAAATGTATAAAGATTTAAAACTGAATCCTCCAAAAGTTTCATTTGCTGTAGAGCCTAAGGATGGTATGACCGAATCTTTACAAATGGTTTCTTATCGGGAAATAGAGAGAAATATTAAGATTAAATATACAAATATTTTTAATGACGAAGAAATCTTGGAAAGTAAAATTGATGAAAAGCTTATGCTATCAATTTTAGGAAATCAAGGAACAGAAGAAGAGTTAAATAAAATATTAAATGATATTGGTATAAGAGAGCCATTTGATGTTAGAATAACAAAAAAAGATGAAAAAGGAACTCCGAAAACTATACAAACTAAATATATTAGAAAAGCCAAAGAAATTATAATTAATCATGAAATTTTCTTTATAGAAATAGTAAGGGATTCCAGTCACGCAGTATCTTTCCAAAATCTCTCTGAGGATATAAAGATAGATGAAATAGATCAACATGTCTTTAAATTTAAAGTGCTAGATGAAAATGTAGAAGTTAAAAACCTTACAATACAAACTGAAATTAATATGATTTTTAAAAGTGGTGAGAAAGTTATTATACCGTTAACTAACCATTTTGATAAAAAAGATGATAACTATCATGTATTGTTAAATGTAAAGGATTTAAAGAAACACCTTAATCAATTTTGGAGTAAGGATGCTTTAAGTAAAATTGATTTAATAATTGAAGAAACTGTTAAAGAGAAAAATAAATTACTTAGAGTTCAACCTATAACTATTAGGTAATAAAGAAAGGAGGGGGCAAAGTGTTAACACTAATTGGTTTCAATTTGTCCCTGATAGTAATCTTTCTAATTATTTATTTTGTGTTGTGGAGTTTCGTAAGTAGAAACCTGTTTTTTAACCTAACATTCTTTTTTATGTTAGCGATAGTAGTAGCTCCAATAATTTTATCGATTTTAAATGTAGTATGGATTTTAAAGAATGATTTATCCATTTGGAGCTACTTAATTCCAGTCTTTTATATTTCTATCCCTATTTTGAAAATATTTCTTGAAGAAAAAGAGCAAAAAAGAGATGATGAATTATATGAGAATTATACTCCGCAACTTCGCTTAATAATTCAAAGTTTTTTTAGTGAATTATCAATTGAAAATGATGAAGAAGACATTTTTATTGTGAAGTTAGATAATAAAAGAAATAATAAATATGTCTTTAAAATTATAATCAATTTAGATGATGTTCAGTATAATAAAGATTTTCTAGTTAATAAGTTGAATAATCGTATAAGGGATGAAATACCGGATATTGGAACAGAAATGTATATCAATGTTAATCAAGATATGCAAAAAAAAAGTAGATTTGTTATGAATTTAACTTGAAAATACTAAAAGAAACCCACCTATATAGGTGGGTTTTTTTGTGAGAAAAAACAGATGAAAAGTTGATAAAATATATTGAATATGTACGTGTATTATTAAAAGTGTAATAAGAACTGCCACGGAAATGGTACTGTATGTTGTTTCTTGATTTATCTAAATTTCTCGGGTTAGGGCAATTAATTATAGTTTACTCACGAATAAACGTAAGTAAGGGTCCGACCAACGAGGGAGAGGGTTACACCTCTCTTTGAGCCGAGGATGTTCCTTCCGAATGTCCAATTGCTAATCATACTTTCCTCGGTTCAAAGAGGCGTGGGGCACCTCAACACTTTATTTCTCTCTTGAACTTTACCAAACTAATTAGAAGCATCAGCTACACTTACAGATTTGTGTCTATGAGGAACGGTTTTCCGTTTCTCTGACTGTATAAGTGAAATTCACTTGTGTAGTGAGAGAAGCGTAGAAATTAAATATGAAAGTAATAAAAGAACACTGTTATGTAGAGAAGTACAGTCTATATACGGTGTTCTTTTTTGTTTATAAGGAGGGGATAGGTTATGCAGGATTTGATTAAGCAATATAACGCAACTTTAAGGCAATTAAGAGAGGCGCAGAAGGACGCTAAAGAAGAAGATGTAAGGATTCTCACTGATATGATTAGCGACCTTTCTTATTCCTTAGAATGGATGAAGAAGGCGAGAAGACCGGGAACTCGTAGAGGGGTTGAAAGGTTAGCTGCATATCAGAGAGAAAGAGTATGTGATCCATTGCTGATGCAAAGATATTTTCGTAGCATGGATGATAACTTATATGAGTGGGACGGTCATCAACAAGAACATGTAATTGGAGAATGGGATAAAATTAGGCTAGAAGATGCGTTATCGTTGTTAACTGAGAGAGAGAAAGAAGTATACCTCATGTCTCGAGGATATTGTTTAACATACAGGGAGATTGCAAGATACCTAGACATTACATGTAGTACGGTACAATCTATGATAGAACGTGCTGAAAAGAAAATAGCAAGGCAGGTAAATGAGAGCCTCTTCTGCATTTGTGGATGAGGTTTTTTTGAGTTTGAATTTTTAGTATTGAAATGTTTTATAACTGAATCTTTTTTGTCATATCTGAAGTAGTTTATCCCTTTCCAGTTGTTGTTACGTAAAGTTGAAGGATAGTATAATATTAAGATGTGATAATTTTAATTAGGGGGAAGTATAGTGGAGCTATTATATTTGTGGGTTGATAAATACCAAGATGGATTTTTAGATTCGCAAGGGCTTAATTTTGATAACCGTTTCCAGTATCAAATGAAACGAAAAAAAGATGGAAGTTATGAACTTCATATAAAAGAAAATTACAATTTTATAGAGGATTTTTTTGAACCACAAGAAAAATCTTCAGAAGAAATAGCAAAAATAAAAAGTATAACAGCTATTGTTGGACAAAATGGGACAGGGAAATCAAGGATAATTGAATTCTTAAAAGAGAATTTTGGAACATATAGTATTGCAGGGAATGAGGAGAAAATTGAAAATTACCTATATATTACACGTGAATATATAGATGATAAACCGTTTCATCATCTATATTTCCCAGAAGTGATGACAGTTAATATACACAAAAAAATAGACTATGAACATGAAATAATTAAAGATCAAGGTCTGCCGTGTGGTTTGGAAAAAACAACTTTAATTTATTTTTCGAATGTTTATGATAATAAAGAAGAATATTCAGTTGAGAATATGGTTAATATATCCACAAACCATCTAACTAATAATCCACCTAAAAAGAATGAGGATTCTCTTGAAAGTGAAGGTGTTAATTTTAAATTTCAAGAAGCAAAAAGACAAATTCGATTCGTATATGCATTAAAGGAAGAATTCAAGGGTTTTGAATTACCATTTAAGATGCCAAACAAAATTGATTTGTTTTATCGCGGACGAAATTATAAAGTTTTTTCAAAGCGTAACGTATTTGAAGAGAAAGATAAGAATATATTAAACTCTATTCAGGAATTATATAGTTTAACTAGTGCTTCAAAGGATAGTGAGTTTCGCTTAAACGTTAGCACGGATATGAGGAACGAATTAATAGGATTTACTAGATGTATTCTAGGACACCTGTATATTGAATTATGTGAAAAAGAATGGATTAATATTATAAAAAATATAAAGTTTACAATACCTCGAAAAGGCGAAAATGAAAATGATTATGACAGATTGAGAGCGGGGTTACGAAATTTTGCCTCAATACTTGAGACTAGAAGTGATAAAACAGAGTTAGATAAATTGATTACGATGTTAAGATCTATAGACCAATTAATGGGGAATTTTCACACCGAGTATCTTTATCACAAGATGGAAAAAAGTAAAAATGGGATGATATATAAGTTTTCTTTTGGTATTAAAGAAGATGATGGGCATGATTTTCAACAATTTATGAAACTCTATGAGAAGACATGGATCAATAATGATTATATTGATTTTTCTTGGAGAAATTTAAGTAGTGGAGAGACAGCATTATTAAATATTTATGCAAGGTTTTATTTTGCTTCTAAAAGAATAGAGCTAACTGAAAATACTGATCATGATTTGATAATTTTGATAGATGAGGGAGAATTATATCTACATCCACATTGGCAAGGTAAGCTTTTAAATATTTTAATTGAGTACTTTCCAATTGTGTTTAGGAACAGCCATAAGAAAAAACAAAGAAACGTCCAACTAATACTAACATCGAATTCTCCTTTTGTAGTTTCGGATCTCCCGAGTACAAATATTATATTTTTAAAAAAAGAAATGGAGAAAAGTGTAGTAATAGATAGTTTAGAAGAATATCATCAAACTTTTGCGGCAAATATTCATTCATTGTTAGCACATTCTTTCTTTATGGAAGATGGTGTAACCGGTACTTTCGCCAATAGAAAGATAAATGAAATCATTGAGTTACTCGTAAATGAAGATATTAATAAAATTTTACAAAATGAAAAGAAAATTGAAAAGACAATAAACTTAATTGGAGAACCCTTAATTCGTCATAAACTTGCACAGATGTTAAGTGATAAATTATCCATTAGAATACTAAGTGCTGAACGTGAGATTGAAAGATTAAGATCACGTTTGGATGAATTGGAGAGTTCGAAAAATGATACAAATAAAGCGTGATAATTTACATATTCTAGCTACAAGACATTATGAAGAATATTGTAAGGGGAGGAAATTAACAGAAAAGTTAGATCGTAGTGTGAAATCAGAAAGAAATTTCTTGTGGAAAAAATTTTTTGAATCTTTACTAAATCAAATTGAAGTCATTATAATGGGAGATCCTAATGATTTGAATGAAATAGTTATTAATATTAGTAAAAGTTATAGAAGTATTCTGGGGAAAATAGATAAGCATAGTAAGTTGAAGAGAAAACTAAAAAAATACTCAAAACAGCAAGGGGAATTGAGGGAAGAAATTGATGGGTTGCATAGGAAAGGAGTGTCTGGGAAGCAGCTCTCACTTGTTCAAGAACAAGTTACCAAAATAGAATCTATAGTTAAATTAAGTAATCGTTTTATTAAAGAAGGTAAGAGTTTAATAGATACACTAGAGGATATATTTGATTATGATCATTTTTGCAGACAGTACAGCGAAGATAACAAACCAAAGTGGGGGGCTTATGAATTAGTTAAACAACTAAATATTGGAGTGTGCCCATATTGTAATAGACAATTTATTACAGTAGCTGAACCGAAAGAAGAAGAAAAAGGGAGAACAAGAGCACATTTAGATCATTTTTATAGTAAGTCTAAATTTCCTTTTTTAGCAATTTCTTTTTTTAATTTAATACCTTGTTGTTATGTTTGTAATTCAAGTTTAAAAGGAACTCAAAATGTTTCAATAGATTCACACATACATCCGTATGATAAAGGTTTTGGCGATTTAGTTCAATTTACTATCCAATTTAAAAGTGGGAAAGGAAAATTAGATTATCTAAAATCATGGTACTCAAATCCAGATATGTTCTCCATTGGTTTTAAAGTAAATGAAATTGAAAAGCAAAATTATGATCCAAAAGAAATTGATTTGTTACTTAAAAGAATTGAAAGGAATCAAAAAATTTTTAAATTAGAATCATTATATAACTGGCACACTGATTATGTAGGAGAGATACTCTTAAAATCTTTAAGGTACAATGACGCTAAAATTGACTCATTATGCCATGAGTTTCCTAAGCTGTTTCCTTCAAAACATGATGCAGTAAGGGGAGTATACTCTAATTATGTTGATATTGAGGAATTAGATAAAAGAGTCTTATCAAAATTAACAAGAGACATTACTCAAGAATTCGGAATAAAATATACCTAATAAGTTAGTAATACCGCTCCTTTATTTAGAAGAAGCGGTATTAGGCTTTTATAGATATGTTTTATTTAATAATAGTTTTAATTCTTCGATACTTAACCATGGTTTACGTCTATGTAACATTCTATGACAATTAGAGCAAACCATTATAATATCCTCAAGTCTAGTCTTTTCTCCTTCTTTTAGTTGAGATACAGGGATTGTATGATGTCCCTCGATAAAATCTTTTCCTAATTCACCATATGTTTTATAAAAGTCAAAGCCACAAATTTCACAGAAGAGTTCCCCACCATGTTGTTGTTTAAAGTGTTCTTTTGCTAATGCAATGACTCGGTTATTACGTTCATAGGACAGGTGAGTTCTAAGTATTTGTTTACCTTCAGAAAATTCCTCCTCAAGATCGATTAATTTCCAATCAGTATTGTTGTCGAAATCTCTTAATCCCCAGCATCCATTTCCTTTACCATTTGCAGCGTAAAATAAGTCCAGTTCCCCTTTATAAATATCGCATTCACTAGAATGATAATAGATGGTCTTTCTAATTTGTGCACCTATTGATTGTTCATGCTTATATTTACTTAGGTCTATTTTATTACGTTCCATAACTTTTGTTTTAATTTGACTAAGTGTTCCAGCTCCACCTAACTCTGTTAATATTTCTATGATTTCATTTAACCAAGGGTTGTTATTTGTCATAGGTATTCCTCCGAGTAAATTATATTTATTATCAGTCTATCTTTTTAAAATTAGTATATCTAAATTTTTGCAATGGAAGCAATTGGTTTTATATAATTGTAGAAGGATTTACCAATGGACAATAGCGGGAGGATTCAAAAATGAATCAAAATACAATAAAGAAAATTCTTAAGTTTCGAGATGATAGGGACTGGAAGCAATTTCATAACCCTAAGGATTTAGCGATTTCTCTTTCTATAGAGGCTAGCGAGTTATTGGAGAATTTTCAGTGGAAAAGTAGTGAAGATGCAATTGAACAAAATCTTGAAAATATCAAGGATGAACTGGCTGATGTATTAATTTATTCTATCCTATTGGCTGACCAAATGAATTTGGATATAGAAGAAGTAATTCAAAATAAATTAGAGAAAAATCAAAGGAAATATCCAGTTGAAAAGTCATTTGGATCGAATAAAAAATATAACGAACTATAGAAGACTAAATAAAACAGAAGAGGTGTAAGTGTATGTACAACGTAATACTACAACCTACAGGGAATAAAGTAGCTAAATTTAATTTTCAATCCACAATGCGTAATGGCATTGAATTTGAGAAAATTAAGCCTTTCTTACAACAAGAGGATGCTGATAAGTTATCCGAAATTTATAAAGGAAACTTAATCCGTGTTTGGGGGATAACTCCAAGCCCACAGAAGATAAAACAATGGGAAAAGATTCAAAGAGGAGATATAGCATTCTTTTCAGCGAATAAGCAAATTTTTGCATCTGCTACCATCGCATATAAGGTACATAATTTAGAATTAGCTAAGCATTTGTGGGGAGAAACAGATAGTGGTGAAAGCTGGGAGTATATTTACTTCTTAGATGAAATAAAGCATCAAGCCATTAGTTTAAGTGTCTTTAATAGATTATTAGATTACGAAGAAGGAAATCTAATACAAGGCTTTAGAGTATTAGACCAAGAGAAAAGTAACATAATAATGAGTGCTTTTGATTTGTATAGTTCTTCTTATGCACCAATTAGTACAAAGGAAGAAACAAAGAAAAATATTAAAGACATTATAGGCGACTTAGAACAAAGTGCTTCATTGGATAATGAGATAAAAGGCAAGGCTAGAAAAGAACAAGGGATATTACGTGGATATCTGTTTAATGATAAGAAAACGTGTAACTGTGGAATTTGTGGGAAAGAGTACCCTATAGATTTACTTGTAGCTGCACATATTAAGAAAAGAGCATTTTGTAGCATAGAAGAAAGGTTAGATATTGAAAATATAGCTATACCTATGTGTAAATTTGGTTGTGATGATTTATTTGAGAAAGGATATATTACTGTCTTGAATGGAGAAATTATTAGTTTGGTAAATACGGATAATTTACCAGAGTCAGTAAGAGATTATATTGAGGGCATCCAAGGAAAAGAGTGCTTAAAGTGGAATAAAGATAATGCTGAGTATTTTGAATGGCATCTAAATTATCATAAAAAATAATGTATAACTATTATGTATGTAGTTATCTTTAAAGAATAGAAAATAGTTTTGTAAGTTTTACTTTTGAAAGATATCAAGATTGGGTGCTTTTACTTTAGACAAATAAGTAGGAAGGTGGGGATTAATTTGAAAGAGTGGATGCAATCAAATTGGAAAAAGGTTATTGGTATATTAGTAATAGCGGTAGCTACGCCAAATATTATAGGGGGGCTACTTAATATACCTGGGGGTAATTTAACAATTGGAGATGAAAATGCATGGGTAAGTTTTTATGGTAGCTACACTGGTGGCATTATTGGAGGTATAGTGGCATTAATTATTGCGAGTACTCAATTAATAAATGAAAGAAAGAAAAATAAAGAAAGTCAACGGTCGTTTTTATCAGCAGCTAAAGTAGATATGAATCTTTCGGAAACTAAAAATGTTGGTAGGAAAAAGAAAGGTCGTATTGTGTTAACGGAAGCCTATGAACGTTTAATTGGAACAGAATTTGAAACTACTTATTACTCTATAATAAGATATGATGGACCAGATATCATAATGAATTGTGAATTTAATATAGTTGTTGGGGACAGTAGTAATTTTGAAACAACTGATACGATAACAGTGTGGGTCGATTTTTTTGAAAAAGATGAAGAAATACTCATACCATTATGTTCTACAAAATTTAAGAAAGATCAACAGGGAACAAAAGAAGAACAAGAAGATTTTCGTAGAACCCCTTTTGTGAAGGAAATTCAAGCGTTGTATGAGACCCTAGGAGGGGAGAAAATGAGGTTTTATCAATCTGAAATAGAAAGTGAAAGAGGACATTATGTAGTCGGTGATAAGGAAATAACAATTCTTCGGCATGATATTCAATATACGAAATTTGCACAAAGAGGAGAATAAATCTTTGCACCTTTATTATAAAGGTGTTTTTTATTTGGATTTTGAGTGATGGATATTTATATGTAGATTATTTAATGTTAAAAGTTTGGTTTTATATTAATAATAAAATTAAAGAGAAATCGCACCATATCTGTTTACTTAGGTAAATAGATATGGTATAATAAATATAGAAAGAACGAAAGGGGTGAAACAAATTGGCAAAGTTAGCACTGATACTAGGAATGATACTTACAGCACTAACAATCATCGAAAAAGTCCTAGTCATCCACGAAAAAGTAAAAAAGCTCAAAACCAAACGAAAACGCCCAGCCAGACGTAAACGAAAATGATTTTGAGCGGAAGAGAGAAGCGCACCTTCTCTCTTCTATACACATTATAACAACTTGCCAATTTGTAAACAATATGAAGAAAACAAGTAATTCATCAAACTTCTTAATTATTTTCGTTACACTGTTTTACTTTGCATATTTTCGAGATTCAGTCGAAGCGAGTATTTTTAAAACTGTTTTGGATATCGTGTTAATCATTCTTTTAGTCCTTTATATAATAAATACGTCATTACGACTTTATGGGATTTTTAAAGAAAAAAGAGGTGAATAAAGTGTACAAGTTTGAAGATAAAGAGCAACTGCTTTCTTTTTTACATGATGAGGTATTAACGACACCAGAGGTAATGGATGTTTTAGGGATTAGTAAAGCGAGAATTAGTAAAATGATTAAGGATGGTAAACTTGTGCCATTTAAGAAAATGGAACGAGTGAGTTTGTTTCTACGTGAAGACATTGAAGAGAAGAAGAAGGAATTAGAAGTCTTGCGTGATAAGTATAGACCATATGATGAAGCTTAGACGCTTTCTTGAAGATTCTTTAATATAAAACTTAATATTAAGTTTTATTGATTTTGATGTAGCCTTCTTTTATCCTTGTATAGAAGGAGGCTATCACATATGAGAAAAATCCGTAAAGACATTCGAGCTATTACTCGATTAGTTGTTATTTTAGCAATTGTTACAGTGATTACTGTAATATGTAATACCATAGGAAATATGAAAATGTTAACAGAGATGCTTCAGGAAACAGCGAAATTAGGAATAAGCATAATTATAGGTCTGGTTGCAATTTCTATTGCTTGTATGTCTTTTCAAAATCATGAATCTAGAACAGAAAATAAAAACGTTTATTTGAACTATTTGACATTGATGCTCGTTACGTTAACGTTTTTACTCATAACTTTTTTGTTCCCTTATTTGCCGATAAATTCTAATTTGTATGTGTATTATGCAATTTTTATCATTTATTTTCTTTTGGGGATAATTTTGTTGGGTGGGTCATTAAAAGCTACTTTTGAAGTTATTAAGAAGGCTTTTGATTAGGAAGGAAGAATCAAAAATCATTCTCTGTAAATGGTTTTTGATTTTTTTTATGGAGATAGAAAAAAGAGATGAAGATAAATCATCTCTTTTATACGTTCTTATTTTCAGTAACACCTAAATGCTTTTTTAATGCATCTTGTAACACTTGTGAGTAGTTTACGTTATTAGCTTTTCCCATTTTATCAAGCCAATGAGGAATAGTTAATGTTTTCTTTACTGCCTTATTTTCAATTTCACTACGGAATGGTGGCATCCATACTTCCATTAAGCCAATAACTTGATTATCTTTTGTTTGGATAGAAGTTGGATTAGATGCGGGCGGAATAGCGCCTTTATTTTCTTCTATTTCATATAGATGAGTTGCTAATGTCTTTTTAGCCATTTCAAAAGCATCCTCATAGTTATTACCATTAGCATGACAATCTGCTAAGTCAGGAAATGTAACAGTAACCTGCTCATTAGAAAAATCAAAAATAGATGGGTAGATGTAGCGATCTTGATAAGTGCTCATTTGTTTTTCCTCCTGCTAAATATAGTGTAATGGATTTACTTCTTAAATTTCTTGATAATCGAAATGGTGAAGACCAGAATCCATAAAATAATAACTGTTAAGTAGATAGTGTCTAACATTTGTAAATTAGAAAAGTCGGTAACAATAAAGAAACGAATTGTTAAAAACAAACAAATAGTATTTAAAATCAATGAAGTTTTTGACATATTGATATGGGAGATGATAATATTTTTTTGAGAAACCCAACCAGTTGGTTGAGTTTCCCAATGGGTTACTTGCGTTTTCTTCGCTTAGGTTTTGTGCTTGGTCGGCTTGAACCTTTGCGTTGAGGACGCTTATTTTTTTCTTCTTTGCTTTCTTTGAGAAGTATGTAAATCGCTAAGATGAAAGAAGAAATCCCGCTTACTTTGTCTAACATATCTAGAATGTCCATCTCCCTTATTCCCTCCTTTCTATACTCTTATTATAACACGTATTATAATACGTGTAAAGGTAATTCGGTTAATTAATCTATATTTTTTTATAAAATAATATAAGGATATATAATGTTGAAAGGGAAGTTATTGAGAGTATTTGCATTCAATATAAGTTTGTTCAATAAGAGATAAAAGCTTTATTTTTGTCGTACAAAAGCCACCTAATAGTAGATAGGGATTAATAACAATTATGTTATATAAAACTTCATTTACCGTATTGGGTTTCATATAACTTTATATAAAGGATAACCGTTCAACATTGAGCGGTTATTTGTCTTGAGGTGGATGCATGGCAAAGGAATATGCAAAGAGATTTTATAAATCCACAGCATGGAAGAAGTGTAGGGATTCATATTTTAAATTTAGATATGGATTGTGTGAGCGATGTAAGGGGAGTGGGAAAATTGTTCACCACAAGGATTATATAACACCAGAGAATATAAATAACCCAGAGATTACATTAAGCTTTCATAACTTAGAACTTTTATGTCAGGATTGTCACAACCGTGAACATCATGAGAAGAATAGCCCAGTTGTTGAAGGAGTAATGTTTGATGAGAATGGGGATTTAATAAAAAAAGAATAAAAATCAAAATAAAAAGTGAACGCTGATATTTCCAAAGAAATAAAAACCCCCCTCTGTCTCAAAATCATTTTCGAGCTCTCGAAGGACCGATGAGGTACCTTCAAAAAATAAATTGGTCATTTCACGTGACCCCCTACCCCAAATGCATAAGAGATGAGGTGTTATTTATGGCAATAAAGAAGGAATTAACAAAAGAAGAACGGGTTAATAAAGAGATAACTAGACTTAGACGGATATATAAAGAAATGCCAAAAGATACCCTCTTGGTAGTAGAGGGGCTAATTGTTGAAGCGGCAGATTTGCGTGTTCGACTAGAAGATGTACGTAAAGATCTTGATGAAAATGGTTATGATGAAATGTTCTCGCAATCAGAGAATCAAGAGCCTTATGAAAGAGAAAGACCAGCAGCAAGAAGATATATAGCTATGAATAAAAGTTATCAAACGATAATGAAGCAGTTGGGTGATTACATACCTAAAAAAACGATTGAAAGTAAGGAGAAGGACGATGGGTTTGATGACTTCGTGATGAATAAATGAGGATACAATATCCTTTGTCTTATAACCCCATCATTGAATATTACAGCCTTATTGAATCGGGAAAAGAAATTGTTAGTGAAAAAGTTCGTAGAATATATAAGAAATTAGTAAGTGATATTGATGATAAAGAAAGTATATATGAATACGACTCAAAGAAAGCGAACCATGCCATTGAGTTCATCGAAAACTTTTGTAAGCACTCAAAGGGAAAATGGGGCGGAAAACCAATTGTTTTAGAAGTATGGCAAAAGGCATTTATTGCAGCAGCCTTTGGCTTTGTACATGGAATAGATGGCACAAGAAAATACAGGGAAGTATTACTTGTAGTTGCTCGTAAAAACGGAAAATCTACTGTTGGTTCAGGGATTGGATTGTATTTGCAAATAGCAGATGGGGAACCGGGTTCAGAAGTTTATGCAGTAGCAACTAAGAAAGACCAAGCGAAATTAGTTTGGTTAGAATCAAAGCGAATGGTAAAGAAGTCACCAGCACTATTAAAGCGTATTAAACCTTTAGTATCTGAAATGGTTTCTGAATGGAATGATAGTACATTTAAACCACTTGGTTCTGATAGTGAAACTTTAGATGGACTTAACGTACATGGTGCTATGATGGATGAAATTCATGCTTGGAAAGATAAAAATTTATATGATGTTATTGTAGATGGTACGTCTTCACGAGAACAGCCAATGATATTTATGATTACAACAGCCGGAACTGTCCGAGAGTCAGTGTATGATATGAAGTATGAAGAAGCAGAAATGTTGTTAAATGGTCTTGATGACCCGGATGGATATAAAGATGATCGTTTTTTACCTATAATCTATGAGTTGGATAAACGAGAAGAGTGGACAGACCCTTCAAAATGGGCAAAGGCAAATCCAGGGCTAGGAACGATAAAAAAGGTAGACCAACTTGAAACAAAGGTAAATAAGGCAAAAGCAAATTCTTTGTTAGTAAAAAACTTACTAACAAAAGATTTTAATATAAGAGAAACATCAACAGAGGCATGGCTGACTTTTGAACAACTAAATAATCCTGATACTTTCGATATAGAAAAGTTAAAGCCTTCCTATGGAATTGGTGGTTGCGATTTATCTTCAACTACTGATTTAACAGCAGCGAAGGTTATTTTTATGGTTCCAGAAGACCCGCATATTTATGTGAAGCAGATGTATTGGCTTCCGGAAGATTTATTGGAGCAGCGAAGTAAAGAAGATAAAATCCCATATAATTTATGGCACGAGCAAGGAATATTAAGAACAACACCGGGAAATTCCGTTCATTATAAATTTGTTACGAAATGGTTCTTAGAAATACGAGATGAATATGGCATTTATCTACCTTGGATTGGCTACGATAAATGGTCAGCGAATTACTGGGTTGAGGACATGCAAGGGTATTTCGGGAAGGAAGCTATGATTCCGGTTGCACAAGGTAAACAGACCCTTTCTAGCCCGATGAAACTTTTAGGAGCTGACTTGGAATCTAAGCTAATAAACTATAATAACCACACAATTGACAAGTGGTGTCTTTCTAACACAGCAATAGACGTTGATAAAAATTTAAATATACAACCAAATAAAACAAAAAACCAACGACGTCGTATTGATGGTACAGCAGCACTTTTAAATGCATATGTAGTTCTTCAAGAAAAACGAAATGACTACCTCAACATGATTTAAGAAGGAGGTGAGAATTTGGGGTTATTTGATAAGATATTTGGAAAGAAACAGGCTCCTACTACAACTCGTTTTGAAATGATAAACGATAATGGTGGAGGTTTTTTTGCGTGGAATGGGGACATCTATCAAAGTGATATTATACGAGCTTGTATACGTCCTAAAGCAAAAGCAGTCGGTAAGCTGATAGCCAAGCATATACGAGATAACTCTACTGAATTTAAGGTAAATCCAGATTCCTATATGAGATTTTTACTGGAAGAGCCTAATCCATTGATGACAGGACAAATGTTTCAAGAGAAAATGGCTGTTCAATTAGAGTTGAATCATAATGCGTTCGCTTATATTAAGCGTGATGATTTTGGTTATCCTACTGAGATTTATCCTATTCCATGTACAACGGTTGAAGTTGTAGAAGGGGCACAGGGAGACATCTTTTTAAAGTTTTATTTTAAAAATGGTAAGCAGATGACGATTCCGTATACGGATATCATTCATTTGCGTAAAGATTTTAATGATAATGACTTTTTTGGAGAACATCCTGGTAATGCATTAGCGCAGTTAATGGAGATTGTTACAACTACTGATCAAGGTATTGTTAAAGCAATTAAAAATAGTGCGGTAGTAAAGTGGATTCTTAAGTTTAAATCAGTACTAAAGCAAGAAGATATTGATAGTCAGGTCAAAAACTTTGTGAATAACTATTTGAATATCTCAAATGATGGTGGAGCAGCTTCTTCTGATCCGCGATATGATTTAGAACAAGTAAAACCTGAAGCGTTTGTACCAGACTCAAAGCAGATGCAAGAAACCGTACAACGTATTTATAATTTCTTTAATACAAACGAAAAGATTATCCAAAGTAAATACAACGAGGATGAATGGACAGCTTATTATGAATCAGAAATTGAGCCATTTGCAATGCAGCTTGCTGGGGAATATACCAGGAAGCTTTTTTCGCGTCGAGAAAGGGGATTTGGTAACAAGATTATCTTTGAATCCTCTTCACTTCAATACGCTTCTTTAAGTACAAAGATGGACTTAGTTCAAATGGTTGATAGAGGAGCTATGACACCAAATGAATGGCGTTCAATTCTTTCACTTGGACCAATTGAAGGTGGATCTAAGCCGATTAGAAGATTAGATACAGCTTTAGTTAAAGAAGGAAATGTCACTGATGAAGGAGGTGATGACAATGAACAAGACGGAAAAGAGGGAGCTATTGAGTAGTGCTCTTGAAATTAGGGAATTAGAAAATGGCCTTCGGACAATTTCTGGTTATGCAGTTAAATGGGAAATGAAATCTGTAACAATGGGCTATTGGCAACGATTTAAAGAGCAGTTTAAAAAAGGAGCTTTCACAGAATCCTTGACTCAAGATGATCAATTAGCTTTATGGAGCCACGACACATCACAAGTGTTAGGAAGAACTAAAAATGGTACTCTTCGTTTATTTGAAGATGAGATTGGACTAAGGTTTGAACTAGACTTAGCCAATACAACACTCGGAAATGACACATATGAGACGATTAAACGCGGTGATGTAGACGGTGTTTCCTTTGGATTCCAAATGGTCAAAGAAGAATGGGATGAATCTGATCCGGACAATGTAGTTCGTAGTGTAACAAAAGCTAAGTTACTAGAGATTAGTCCAGTAGCTTTCCCGGCTTATCCTGATTCGCAAGTTTCAGCTAGAAGTCATGACCCATATAAACAATTTGTGAAGGAACGCAATCAAAAAGAATTACGAAAAAAACTAATTTTAAAAACATATTTATAAGGGAGAGATTCATTTGAAAACATTACAAGAAATTTTAACTAGAAAATCAGAAATTCGCTCAATGTTACAAAGCGATAAGGAAGTAGATTTAACAGCATTAGAAACAGAGTTACGAGATCTGGAAGAAACACAAAAACAAATTGAAACACGACAAAGATTATTAAAAGAAGCAGAGGAGATTAATAATAATCAAATGCCTGAAGTGCGTACAGTTGAAACATTTAACAATGAACCTCAGAAACAAGATGTAGAATTAGAGACTTCTGAAAAACGTGGACAAGCTCTAATGGAAAACCGTGCAGTTACAGTTGGAAGTGGTAATGTAGTTTTACCTAAGCATAGTGCAACGGATATTCGTCCAACTTTCAATGAAGTGTCTACACTGATTGATCGTGTTTCTTCTAAAACTTTAAAAGGTGGAGAGAGCTACCAACAGCCGTATATTAAAAGCTATGGAGAAGGTGATTACACAACTGAAGGTAATGACTACAATACGTCAGAAACAACGTTTGGATATGCTGATATCACAAAAGCAAAAGTTACAGCTTATTCAGAGGACACAGAAGAGCTTCAGAAATTACCAGCAGCTGATTACGATGCTGAAGTAATGAAGGGGATCACAGTAGCTACTCGTAAAAAGTTAACTCGTGAAATTTTAATTGGTACAGGTGCGACGAATCGACTTGCTGGTATTTTCTCGGCAGCAGCTACGGCAATTGATTCAGCAACAGATTTAGAAATTTCAGCAATTGATGCATCTACATTGGATGAAATTATTTATAGCTATGGTGGAGATGAAGACGTAGAAGATGCAGCAGTATTGATTTTAAATAAACTAGACTTAAAAGCATTTGCTAAGCTTCGTACATCTGATGGTAAAAAAGTATATAACGTAGTATCACAAGGTAATTCAGGAACAATTGATGGGGTACCATTCATTATTAATAGTGCTTGTAAGGCTGTTTCTGATGCTAAAACAACAGCAGGACAATATAACATGGCATATGGTCCTTTATCAAACTATCAACTTACTATTTTCTCAGATATGGACGTTCAACGTTCTACAGACTTTAAATTCAAGCAAGGTATGATTGCTCATAGAGGTTCTGTTTTTGCAGGTGGTAACGTAATTTCTAAAAATGGATTCTTACGAGTGAAGAAAGCGGCTACTGTATAATAGTCGCTTTTCTTTATGGTATAAGGAGGTTTAACAGTGAGTGGGAAACCGTTGAATAAATATGTTGTAAAAAGAGCTTTTCGAGATAAATTTACTTTCATTCATTATAGTGTTGCAGATTCATATGAATCAAATGACGCAGAACGTGTAATGTATCTACAAGATGAAGGTTTCTTGAATAAAGAAAGAATTATAGATAAACAAGAAGATTTAAAAGGACCGGTTCATGTTGGGGGAGGGTATTACGAACTTCCAAATGGCGAAAAGATTAAAGGTAAAGATACCGCTCTGAAAGCTTTAAAACAGCTAGAGCAAGTTGGTGAATGAATATGATGATTGATGTTGTGAAGAAAGCGGTACGCATCTCACATAATGCTCTTGATGATGAACTTGAAGATTTAATTGAAGCATCTCGATATGATTTGAATTTATCGGGTGTTTCTCATCTCAAGGCAAATGATGACACTGATCCTCTAATTAAAAGAGCAATTATTACGTATGTAAAAGCTAATTTTATTTCAGACGCAAAAGAAGCAGAACGTTTTTTAGCATCTTATAACATGCTTAAGAATCATCTAACTTTAGCGGGGGACTATAAATGAATGATATTTTACTATTCCCAGTAATAACAATTACTAAAGATGAACTAGGACAAGTTGAGGAAAATGAAGTATTTAGTACACAGGTATTTTGTAAGAAAAAATCAGTTCCTCAATCAGAATTCTTTCAAGCTGGACAAAGTAACATCAAGGCTAGTCATATATTGATTGTTCATGTCTGGGATTACCAAGATGAACGAAAAGTAAAGTATCGAGATAAAGAATATAGCATTTACCGCACATATGAAAGAGATGATGAAAAGATCGAACTTTATTGTGAGGTGAAAGCGGGTGTCTAATATTGATACTCTTGCAAATGATATTGCTAGGGAATTGCAAAGATACGCTAATCTAGTAGAAGAAGATATAGAAGATGCTAAAGAAAAAGTTGCAACTGATCTTGTGAATGAGTTGAAACAAAAAAGTCCTAAGAAAACAGGGAAGTATGGTAAAGGTTGGCGGAAAAAGAAGGATGGTAGTGCAATCATTGTTTATAATGCATTGAAACCACAACTTACACATTTATTGGAAAAGGGACATGCTAAAGCAAATGGTGGCCGTGTAGCAGCAAAGGTTCACATTGCTCCGGCAGAAGAAAAAGTAATAAATGAACTAATGGAACGTGTCGAAAGGGCGATTCAACAATGACATTAGGTGAATTAAAGAAAATCCTTGATGCTACAGGTTATCCTGTGGCTTATTCACATTTCACAGCAACGCCAACCAATCCAGTTCCAGCGCCACCTTATATTTGTTTTCTGGTGGACGGATCAGCGAATTTAATGGCTGATAACAAGGTATATCACAAGATAAATAATTTAAGTATCGAGCTTTATACAAATAAAAAAGATTTAATTGCTGAAGAAAATCTTGAAAAACTCCTAGACAATTATGAGATTCCTTATGAGTCCTATGAGATTTTTATTGAAACTGAAAATCTATTTCAAAAAAATTATGAAACGAGGTTGATATAAATGAGTGAGAACAAAGTAAGTTTTGGATTGAAAAATGTACATTATGCAACATATGAAACAAAAGATGGGATAGTTACATTTGGAACACCAATTCCATTGCCTGGTGCGGTTGAATTAACAAATGAACCACGTGGTGATTTAATTGAATTCTATGCCGATGACATGCTTTATTACTCAGCAGATAATAACCAAGGTTATGAAGGAACGTTAAATATTGCACTCCTTCCGGAGCAATTTGCAATTGATGCATTAGGTGAACAATTAGATGAGACAGATGGTGTATTAAATGAGTTAGCTGATGCAAAAGGGAAACCATTCGCACTGTTATTTGAGTTTGATGGTGATGTGAAAGCAACTCGTCATGTTATGTATAACTGTTCAGCGAGTCGCCCTAATATTTCATCAAAATCAAAAACAAATTCAGCTGAACCGAATACAAACGAGCTTAAATTCGTCGCAAGCCCAATTATTCTAGCAACTGGTGGTAGACCGATGGTTAAGACAAAGACAACTTCTAAAACTACACCGGCAATCCATGATAATTGGTATAAAAAGGTTTATGTGAAAACACCAACAGCACCAAAAGGAGCGTAATTAGATGGAAAAAACAATTGTAATAGATGGTAAGCAAGTTCGACTAAAAAGTACAGCAGCAACTGTTAAGCGTTACAAAGCGCAATTTAGACGTGATTTGTTTGCTGATATGATGGCTTTAGGAGCTATTGGTACATTTACACCACAAGACGGTTCTCAGCCTTCTATTGACCTCTCAAATGTAGATTTAAAGAAAATAGATTTTGAAGTTATTTATGATTTAGTTTGGTTATATGCTAAAACCGCTGATCCGAATCTTCCGGATCCAATTACATGGTTAGACGGATTTGAAGAGTTTCCTATTTATGAAATCATTCCAGAGATTAACGATATGATTCAAAGTACAATGGGAGCAAAAAAAAACTAAAGAAAAGTAATGAAGAGCAAGGGACTTTCAGTGATGAAGAATTCACCACTGATTTGTTCCTTGCTCTTTGTTATAAAGCTAAATTAACGAGCTGGGATTTAGAAGTAATGACAATCGGTGATTGCTTTGATTATATTGCTGAATTTGCAGAAATGGAGAATCCAGACAAAGAGAAAACCCGTAAAGCAAATCAAAAAGACTTCGATTCATTCTAAGAAAGGGGTGAGATGATGGCAGGAGGAAGAATTAAAGGAATTAGTATTTCAATTGATGGTGAAACCACGGGACTTCAAAATGCGTTAAAAGATGTTAATAAGCGTAGTAATGATTTAACCAAAGAACTTAAAGATGTTGAGCGATTATTAAAATTTGATCCAGGTAATATTGAAGCTTTAGCCCAAAAGCAACAGTTACTGACTCAGCAAATTGAAAACACAACACAAAAGTTAGATAAATTAAAGGCAGCGGAGCAACAAGTCCAAGCGCAATTTCAAAACGGAAAAATTTCCGAAGAACAATACCGTGCATTCAGGCGTGAAATTGAATTTACAGAAGGATCGCTTAATGGCCTGAAGAATAAGCTTGGAAACATGAAGGCTGAGCAAGATAGTGTAGCGAGTTCAACAAGACAATTAGAAACATTGTTTAGTGCTACTGGGAAAAGTGTTGATGATTTTGCGGGAGCATTAGGAAATCGTCTTGTGAATGCAATTCGAAGTGGAACGGCTACCAGTAAGCAGTTAGATCAAGCAATTGGAATTATCGGACGAGAAGCATTAGGAACAGAAGCCGATATTGAAAAGTTACAACGTGCGCTTCGATCCGTAGATGCTGGTAATTCGATTCAACAAGTACGAAACGAACTAAGAGACTTACAACAGGAAGCTGGCAAAACAGAGAAAAAGTTTGAAGGATTAAAACTAGGATTAGAAAATGTTATAGGTGGATTGGCAGCTGGTGGCGGTATTGCAACCGCTATTGAAAAAGCAATGGATATGTCAAGTCTACAAACAAAAATTGATATCACATTTGATGTTCCAGAGTCTTCGAAAAAATCAGTGGAAGAAGCTATTAGGGGTGTTAGTACTTATGGTATTGACGCTGAAGAAGCATTAGAAGGTGTTCGCAGACAATGGGCATTAAATAAGGATGCTTCTGATGAAACAAATGCCGCTGTGGTTAAAGGGGCAGCGACTATTGCAGCATCTTACGCTGGAATTGATTTTAATGAACTTATACAAGAAACCAATGAGATTGGTGCAACGTTAGGTATTACTAACGAGGAAGCATTGGGATTAGTTAATACATTATTAAAAACAGGATTTCCACCAGAACAATTGGATATTATCGCTGAATATGGGGATCAGATGGTTCAAGCTGGATTTTCAGCGAAAGAAGTCCAAGGGATTTTGTCTGCAGGAGTCGACACTAAAAGTTGGAATATCGATAACCTTTTGGATGAAAAATTGTCCCTATGAGTGGTGACATTCATAGAAAACTCCTTTAATTCAGTGAAACTCTCAAATGAGACAATACTGAGCGAAGCCTTTAACAAAGGAACGTGCAACGACTAGCTGAAAAGCGTAGGGTGTAAGTTAATGACATCCGAAATGGGGAGCATCTTATATAAAAGATGATGATATAGTCTGGTCTGTATAGTGATATACAGAAGTTCATAAGAGAACTGGCAGGATGTTGCGAGTCCTGTTGAACATATCGGGTGTTAAAGAAGGACGTATCAAAATGGCTGAGTTTGGGGCCGGTGTAGATAAGTCTATGCAAGAGGTTTTAGATAAAACAAAGATTTCGGCAGATCAGTTTGCAAAATGGGGTCAGGCAATTGCTGGTGGCGGTGAAAATGGACAAAAAGCTATGCTTGAAGCAACCAAGGCCTTAGCTGGTGTTGAAAATGCAACAGACAGAAATGCACTTGGCACGAAGATGTTCGGTACTCTTTGGGAAGACCAAGGAAAGAAAATCATAGATACCATCTTGAAAGCAGAAGGTAAACAAGTTGATTTGAAAAAAGGAGTAGAGGACTTACATGGTGCTACTTCTAAAATAGATGCAAGCCCAGCGGTGAAATTCCAAAAGGCAATGCAAGATTTACAAATGGCTCTCCAACCGGTACTTGGAGTAATAGCAGATGTTGTTGCTAAAATAGCTGATTGGATTTCTAATAATCCTAAACTGGCAGCTACATTAGCAGCCATTGCAGTAGCGATAGGAGTAATAGCAGGAGCATTTATGGCTTTAGCACCAATAGTTGTTGTCATATCGGGTGTAGGGGCTGCAATGATGGGGTGGGTAGCGTTAATTGCTATAGTTGTAGCCGCAGTTGTTGCTTTAGGTATTGCAATTTATCAAAATTGGGATTCCATAAAACAATGGACCATTGATGCCTGGAATGCAATTGGAGAATTCTTAGTAGGAATATGGGATGGGATTGTGCAATGGGCAAGTGAAGCGTGGAATAGCATTAGTGAATCTACATCAGCAATTTGGAACTCAATTAAGGAATTTTTAATAGGTATATGGAATGGCATTGTAGAGTTTGTTGTAACCTGGGGAACCGCTATTCTAGAAACGTACATTGGTATTTGGACATCTATTTTTAATTTCTGTATGGAAATCTGGAATGGGATAGTTGAATATTTAACTTCAGTTTTGCAGGGAATAGCGACGTTCTTTACAGAAATATGGACCTCTATTTCTACTTTCTTTCAAGAGACTTGGAATGGATTAGTCGCTTTTGTAACTCCTGTTTTACAAGGAATTGCTGATTTCTTCTCTATGATTTGGAATGGTATTTCTACAGTGATCCAAGCTGTATGGAATTTCATTAGCCAATACTTACAAGCGATATGGACGGCTATTTTATACTTTGCTACTCCACTATTTGAAAGCATCAAGAATTTTATTTCTGAGTGTTGGAATAAGATTAAATCTACTACAAGTCTTGTATGGGAAACGATTAAGAATTTCTTAGTTTCTTGTTGGAATGGACTTGTGTCATTTGTAACGCCAATCTTTGAAAAAATCAAATCTTGGATTGTTAGTGTGTGGGATGCAATCAGTTCAGCGACGATGGCTGTGTGGAATGCAGTTAAGAATTTTTTACAAGCATGCTGGAATGGATTAGTCGCTATTGTAACGCCAATTTTTGATGCAATAAAAAACTGGATTGTGAACGTCTGGAATACTATTAGTTCTACTACGAGTGCCGTATGGAATGCGATCAAAAGCTATCTTTCTAGTTTATGGAATTCAATTGTTTCCACAGCAAGCTCAATTTTTAATAGTATTAAATCAGCTATTTCAACTGTTTGGAATATGATTAGTAGTGCAAGTAGTAGTGTCTGGAATGGCATTAAGTCTACACTTTCAAGTATCTGGAATGGCATTAAATCCACAGCATCTTCAGTGTGGAATGGTTTAAAAGACGCTATTATGACCCCTGTTCGTTGGGTAACAAATGCTGTTAGTGGGGCATTTGATGGAATGAAGTCAGCAGTATTAGGCGTTTGGGATGGAATTAAGAGTGGTATTCGTACAGCTATCAACGGAATCATACGTATTATTAATAAGTTCATAGATGGCTTTAATACACCGGCAGAATTGTTGAATGAAATCCCAGGAGTTAGTGCTCCAACTATTCCACATGTGCCGATGCTTGCTAAAGGCGGAAAGCCTGTAGGTGATGGTTCATTTATTACAGGAGAAGCCGGACCAGAGTTATTTACGAAGAAGGGTAATTCAATTACAGTTACACCTTTATCATCAAAAGAAAAATCACTCGGTATTACTGGAACTATGAATCAATTAATGGGTGATATGAGCCGTATGATGGCTAGTTCTATGAATCAGCTATCCGGTTTAAAGTCTGTCATGAGTGGTGTGTATAGAAGTATGTCGAATAGTAGACAAGCTATGACAAACAGTGTATCGAATCAAGTATTTAATCAATCATCTGGATCATCTGGTAACGGAGTAATGCCAATGCTTGGTGGCGATTTAGTTGTGGAGGTTCCTGTTGTTTTAGAAGGACGAGATGTGGCGCGTGGTACTTATCGATATACAACCGAGTATCAAGAAAGAGAAGAAAAAAGAAATTCAGACTTTTAGGTTTGGGTTTCTTTTATTTTATAAAGAAATGAGGTGTCAAAATGAGCTCTTTCAAATTTAACAATGAACGTAAAAAGTATATCCAAATTGCAAAAGGTTGGAAAAGACCAACTTGGGCACCATTGAAACGTAATTTTCTAAGTACCCCAGGATATCCAGGGGCAAGATTATTAAATACACAAACGGAAATGCGTGTTTTATCAATTCCTGTAGGGATCATAGTTCCTGATGATACTGATTTAGAAATGGTAAAAGAAGAAATTGCTAGTTGGTTAATAACGGATCAACCAGTAGAGCTTATTTTTGATGTAGAACCAAATAGAACATATTTAGCGGTTGTGGATGATAGTTTTGATCTAGATGAATTTGTAACAATTGGAATAGGAACTCTTACGTTCATTTGCCCAATGCCATATAAGTTAGGTCCTGTACAAAAGAAAACCTTGGCTATCGCAAATGGTGACTTAAAAACTAGTTTTCTTAATAAAGGTTCTGTAGAATCAAATCCAATTATTGATATAAAGGTGGGCGCACAGAGTCCTTATCTCGATGTATGGAATGATGATGAATATTTTAGGATTGGTTATCCCACAGGGGTAAAAACTCGTGTTGTGAAACAAAATGATCGTCTCATATGGGACGAAATGACTAATTTAACCATTTGGGAAGCGATAACTGGAAAAATAGGAATTTATAAAAGTTCAGGGGCTATGAAAGTTTGGCAAGGATACGCTTTTACACCCGATTCGTATGGAACGGGAGCGAATGATGAGTGGCATGGTCCATTTATGAAGAGAACAATTCCTAATACAAGTGGAGTTATTCAAGATTTTAAAATTGATGTACAAATGAATTTTCAGTCTGAACATTGGAACAGAATGGGCAAAACGGTAGTAATGCTTTTAGATGCTAATGACAATGTAATAGTTGAATTAGCAATGGCTGATGAATATATGAGTCATGAAATGACAACAGCACAAGCAATTATTGATCCAGGAAGTTCTAGAAAGTGGATTGCTGACGAGATGGGCATGTACTCTGATACATTTAACGACTTTAGAGGACATGTTTCAGTAGCTCGCAGAGGGAAGGAATGGAGCTTCTATTTTGCTAAATATCGTAAGAACACTGAAATAGATGATGCTAGTTTTGTTCGTACATGGCGAGACGATTCTGACAGTAATCCTATGACTGCTAGACCAGTAGCAAAAATAGCTGTAGGGTGTATTGCTTATGGTACAAATCCGCCAGTTGATGTCGCGTTTATTGAAGATGTTAAGTTTTGGAAGGTTAATACTTTAACAATAGACGAGACTCCTTATATTTTTGATATAGGAGACAAAATACAGATAGATACAGAAAGGTCATTAGTAACAATAAACGGTATAAATGCAATTGCATTAAAAGATATATTCAGTTCATTTCCTGTTATAAAGCGAGGGCAAAATGCAGTAATAATACGACCAGCTAATGTAGGGATAGCGGAATTAACGTATAGGGAGCGATTCAGATGAGGACACCAAGTGGAGACTTACATGTTGTTGATTTTAAAACAAATCAAATCGTTTCAGATATACAACCTAAAGACTATTGGGATGACAAACGACATTGGGAAATTAAGAATAATATCGACACACTAGAATTTAGGGTATTCGAGAATACAGATCATGCAACGACACTTGTACAACAAAATTTAGTATTAAAAGAAGTACGTGGTGGTAGAATCGTTCCTTATGTCATTACAGAAACGGAAAAAGATTCTAAAGATAGATCGTTAATGGTTTATGCATCTGGTGAATGGATTCAACTTGCTAAAGCAGGAATTATCGAGCCACAAAAAATAGAAAGTAAAACATTGAAACAATGTATGGAAATAGCTCTTAAAGGGACAAAGTGGACAATAGGTAAAACTGAACATGACGGAGCGCATTCAATGGTAATTGAAGAATTTACTGACCCATTGGATTTACTTAAGAAAATTGCCGCTTCATTTGAATTAGAAATTCAATATCGTGCTGAAGTTGTTGGGTCTAAAATCGTTGGACGCCATGTGGATATGGTTCGGAAACGAGGAAGAGATACAAGAAAAGAAGTAACCTTTGGTAAAGATTTAATAGGAATTAAACGTATTGAGAACTCTCAAAGCATTTGTACAGCCTTATTAGGTTTTGTAAAAAAAGAAAATGGAGAATTCATTACAATCTCATCCATAAATAAGGGGGTTCCTTATCTTGTAGATGATGCAGCCTATCAACGCTGGAATGAGAACGGAAAACATAAATTTGCTTTCTACACTCCACAAACAGACGACCAAAATATGTCTCCGGAGAGACTTTTGACTCTAATGAAAACGGAAATGGGTAAGCTTGTGAATGCTTCCGTTTCTTATGGAGTCGATGCACAAAATATAGCAAGAATACCTGGTTTATCACATGAAGAAATCAATGAAGGAGATACAATTCGAATTATAGATGAAGGGTTTACACCTAAGTTATACCTTGAAGCTCGTGCTATTGCTGGTGATGAATCTTTTAAAGATCCCACACAGGATAACTATGTATTTGGTGATTACCGTGAAATCGTTAATCAAAATGACGAGTTGCGGAAACTTTATCAACAAATGTTATCTAAAATTCAAGACAAAGTACCTTCCAGTATTTTTGAATCCTTAAAAGATAAGGTTAATCAACAAGGATCACTTATCGACAGTACAAATAAAAAATCAAATCAAGCATTAGAGGAATCTAAGGCAGCAAAGGACATAGCAGACGCGTCCCTTAAGTATGCGAAAGAGAACACTGTAGATATTATTGAGCAGCCGACACCGCCTACAACTAATTTAAAGGATGGGAAAACGCTTTGGAGTGATTCAAGCGATCCCAATAACAAGGTTCTGAAACTTTGGAAGGGTGGGGCATGGGTAATTGTATCTCCTGACACTAAACCACTTAATACAACTCTTACGCAGGCTCAGAATGATATTATAAAAGCGAAGCAGGATATTATAACAGGTCAGAACGCTTTAACCTCTGCTAAGTCAGAGCTACAGGGCAACATTAACACCGAAAAGCAACGTATTACAGATTTAACTACTACAGTTGGGAAGAAAGTAGATAAGACTTGGATTGACCAACAACTATTAGATAAAGCAGATAAGTCAGGCGTATATACGAGAGATTACATTGACCAAAACACTGTAGGGAAGCAGGTATATGAGACAGACAAGGCGGGTAACGTTCAGAAATTTACTGATATGAGCACAGACATTACTCGTAACGCTAACGCTATTAAGTCTAAAGCAGAGCAGTCAAGTCTCGATACTACTAACAACAATGTGACAGGCGTTACTAACCGTGTTACTACAGTAGAGCAAACAGCTACAGGGCTTACTAATCGTATGACTTCAGCAGAAACAAAACTCAATACCGCAACGGGTGACATTTCAACACTGAAGACGAAAACGAACACGATTGAGCAAACAGCTAACGGGTCTGTGCAGAAGATTGAAGAACTGAAAGGACGCTTTGATGGTATGAGTATTGGCTCTGTCAATATGATTCAAGGTACTGAAGAGATTTTCAATAACCCTTCTGCAACTGGGAACTTTAACAGCTTTAAAGTTGTTCCTTCACCTCACCCTAAATATGACTTGCGAAACAAAGAACTTACTATCTCTGTTTACTTCACAGGTAAAATCACTGCTAAAGGGACTAACCCTTGGCTTGGCATGGAGCTAGGTTTTACTTTCATGGATAATACGACTCAGTTCCTTAACGGACGTATTGACAGCAAAATAACGCTTAATCAGGACTACTTAAACGAACGTTTTGTATTTATTGTGAAAGTGAATGATAAGGAAATCAAGTCGGTCAATGTAACGCAGGGGGCAAGGGACTTAACAGGAAGTATAAAACTGTTTAAAGGTCAAATTGAGGAAGGAAACAAAGCAACTGCTTGGAAGCTATCGCCTGAAGAGTTGACAACTACACAGCAATTTACACAGAAAACGAACGAGATTATAAATACAGTGGATCAAAACACCCAGAAACTCACTTCTGTAGAGACTACTATGAAGAATGCCAAGTACGGGCGTGATAATTTAATACCTAACTCAGGTATGTTTTCTAACACAGGTGGTTGGATTCCTAACACGCCTGCAAGCTCAACTATGGAGATTGTGACAGAAGACGGCTTTAATGCTATGAAAATCAAAGGTTCTATCCGTGCAAGTAATCCTATTACACTTAAGCCTGATACAGAATATGTTTACTCTGCAATGATAAAATTACCTGTCGAGCAGTTTATTTCTGAGGGATCAGGTAACCCCCTTCATTTTTGGTCAACTATAGGAGCAAACCCTCACACAGCCGTACAGAGGGCTATTTTAGAGCCTGCTTCAAAGAAAATCCTTGCTAATACTTGGACACGTGTTAGTTACAAATTTAGAACACTAGCAGGAGCAGAAAATACGCTATTCACTCCTTTCATGTATTCGCAGGAGATTATTAACTCAAACGCTTTCGCTTACATTAGATACTTCCAATTGATTGAAGGGAATCAAATTACAGAGGATTGGCAAGCGCCTAGCGGGGATGTTATTAAGAAAACAAACGAGATTGTACAAACAGTAGACAGCACTATCTCTCGTGTATCTGCTGTAGAAAATAGACGGACAGGCTCGGACAACTTACTGAAGATAGATAGTGCTAGATGGGTTGTAGCTCCAAAGAATACAGGGAGTGAAGGGGATAATTACAATTACGCAAACTTACCTGTTAATATGCAAATGGATCGTACCTATACAGTCTCTGCTCGTGTTAAATTCACAGCGGGCACAGATACACATATTACCGTTTATCCTTACCCTAACGGAGCTCAATACAACGCAGAGATTAAAGACGGCTTCATATCACATACTTTCAAGAAAACAAATGCTAACACGGTTAGTATCCTTCTCTACACAGGTAAAGCAGGGACTACACGTGGAAAAGGTGTAGAATTTACTGAAATTATGATTACTGAAGGGGACGCTGTAGTGTCATATGCTCCACCAAGTCCGACACTTGACGTATTCACTGCAAAGACTAACGAAATTACTCAAACGGTTGATACGAATAAGCAAAAGATCACTTCTTTAGAAACAACGGTTACTGCTATCAATGACGATGTAACTAACTTATTTATGGACGCAGGTAGTTTTAAGGGCTATTCCACATCATATGACCCTCTGAAACGTTGGCTTTTAAAAGGAGCAGGGGCTAGAATCTCAGCAGATACTTTCCAAGATAATGCCGTAACGGAAACTCAGTCCAGTTGGTCAAGTGTGGCGTATAACTTTAAAGACCTAGTTGACAGAGGGGTTGTTAAAGTAGGGGACATTCTTAACGTAAGTATATACATGCGTATTAAAGGATTGCCCGCAGGACAGACAAAAGTTGTAACGTATTTCTTTAGAGGTCAGAACAATGGGAAAAGCTTCAAAGTTGGTAATACGTGGGCTAGATATGATGTAGAAACTACTGTAACGGCTGATATGATGACAGTTAGCGGGGCTGTAGTAGAGAGTTATATGAGGTTTGAAGTCAATGAAAATACGGGAGCTACTGCATGGTTTCAACAAAGTCAACCCCAATTAACTGTAGGGAAAAAGCTTTACACATGGAGAACTGCACCCGAGGACATTTCTACTTTAGTTGTCAAAACAAATGAGATTTCTCAAACAGTCGATTCTAACATGATGACTATTACTAGGGCTGTCCAAGGTGGCGGGGAGAATTTCCTGTATAAGTCTTCAGGTGAAAAAGGTGAAGTTGCTATACTGCATGACGATGCTACGTATCTATTTAACAAAACAACTAGAAACGCAAATAACATGGATCATATACAAATGACTTGTACAGACTATACAGACGCTTTTTACCAAATGGGAGCAACTAATTCTAATGCAATGCATGGATTTAGTGCAGGGGAAACTCTGACGCTATCATTTGACCAAAGGCAGGAATTAACAGGAATGCAAACAGTTATATTCCAATATGACGGGATTTCTTGGAGTGAATCAGAAGTCAAAACGTATGCTCAACTTAGCTGGTCACGTGAGTCTCACACTTTCACTTTAAAGGCTAACACTAAAGGGTGGATGATTCGCTTTAGATTCCCACGTGTAGCAGAAGCTAATACTAAAAATATATGGTTAGCTAAGCTAAAACTTGAAGCAGGTTCTATTAAATCTCCTTGGAGTCCTAACAGTATTGAGACTATGAGAACGCAGAACACTTTAAAACAGGACGTAGATAGCCTTTCTTCAAACATTACAAGCGTGTCAAACCGCACTGGATCATTAGAAACTAAATCGAATAATCTGCAGCAGTCCCTTGACGGCACTATTTCCAAAGTAAATACTCTTACCACTACTACTACAAATCAAGGTACTCAGATTACACAGCAGGGCACACAGATAACTCAAATGAATAACGAGATAGGGCTGAGGGTTAAATCATCTGAAATGACGGACTATATCGCTAATCTAGGTGCAGAGAACGAGCTGAGAAACTCAGCTTTTGAAACTAAAACGATCCACCCGACTACAGGTATCATTACAGGTAGAACGCCAAGCCTTGACAAATGGGGTAGCAATATTCCCGCAGGTATCGGGGGAAGTATCGTAGCAGAAGCAACACGAAACCGAGAAGGCTACAACTCTGCTAAAATCGTTGTCACAGGTGCAGGCACTACAGACCGTTACACGGGTATTTCTCAAAATATACCTGCTTCTATAAGTAGCGGTGATTATGTATTCGGTGCTTGGTTCTATGTACAAGACAAAGCCTTAATTGATAACGGGGCAGTTATTAAGCTTCAATTCTTCAACGGTTCAACGGGCTCTACTTCAGTACAGACAGAGCTAGCACCTAAATTAATCAATAACAAATGGGTGTATGCAGAGGTTAAAATTACTGCACCTGCTACAGCTATTACTGTACTAAGAGCAGATATATGGGTAAGACGTAACGGTACTCTGTGGGTATCTCAACCAATGCTACAGTATGGCTCTAATGCTTCAGCTTTCATGGAGCACCCGCAGGACTATGTGAACTATGACGCTCTAGTAGGGGAAGTTGCTAAGAAAGTTGCTACAACGGATTATAACGCTAAGATTTCAACTATTGAGTCAAGCATTACACAGGCTAACAACAAGATTGACCTAAGAGTCTTAGCAACTGATGTGTACAAGAAAACTGAATCAGATGGCCGATATGGAAGTAAAGCCATAGTAGATACGCATGAGAGCTCTATTACTCTTCTAAAGAATCAAATTATCTCGAAAGTAGAAGCAGGCGGGATAGCTTCTGCAATTAACCAAACAGCTCAATCCGTATTGATTCAAGCTAGTAAGATTAACCTGGACGGAGCTGTAACCGCCAAGTCTATAGAATCCGGTAGACTAGCAGGTGTAACTATTTCAACTAGTACAAACTCTACAGGCTATTTTGTTGACATGAATCAGCAAAATATTTCTCTTAAATCCAATGTAGGTAATACGGGACCAATCACACGGGGATATTTAGGTTTCATGCCTAACTTACCAGATAATACAGTCCGTACAGCTCTAGTGCTTGGAAACAACTACGACAACACTAACAGATTAGAGGTTAATGGTTCATTATTCCTGGAGCAACAAACACCAAAATGGAATAACTACGATTTATCAAATTGTCGTATCGGTATGGCTAGAAGCCGTAACTCAGACGGATCTATAAACATGAAATCGTCTATAAAAATGGGATACATGGGTAGCATTGAAATGCGCTCAGAAGATAGCGACATTGACATAGACGCTAAAGGTCATATCCGTATGAACACTACTAGGGGTGGTAAATCTCTTAATGATATTCAAATTATCTCTGGCACTAGCATGTCTTTAGATGCTTACAATGGTAGTTGGTTCCTAAATAGTTCTAGCAGTAAAGGCGCTGACGATTGGAGGATAAGAACGTTACACATTAACGATAAACGTTCTGGGGGTAACACTCAGGCTGATGTAGACTTTAGAATGGGACACCTGGTTACTTTACGTATTCCACAACACCCTGATTACACCAAGTATGGTATGGAGGTTAAGAACGGTACTGGAACTAGCTTAAGTAACATTCACGTAGATAAGGTGTACTTGACACAAAATATGTGGGAATCTACTAGACAGGTAAAGACAGCTATTAAAGAAATTAAAGTAGATGCTTTAGAGACGTTAATGCAACTACAGCCTAAGCAGTACTATCGTAAGTCTGAAATGCAAAAACTCTATGAAAAACGTGAAAAGATTGTAGCAGGCAAATACCAAGAGCCAATGCCTACAATTAAAGACGTTCCTTTAGAGTATGGATTCATTGCAGAGGAAATGCCAGAATGCTTAGCAACTGAAGACAGAAAAACTGTTTCTGCGTACCCTTTAATGACTATAGGTATTGCAGGCACTCAAGAAGTTTACAAGAAACATTTAGCTTTAGAGGAAATTGTGAAAGAACAAGCCAATCAGTTAGCAATACAAGAGGACAGAATTGCACGTCTAGAAGAATTATTACTTCAACAATTAATTGATAAGAAACCAGAGCAGCCATAAGCTGGTCTTTTTTTATTATCTAAAAAAGGAGAGGAAAAGATGGATCGTATTGATGTGTTATTAAAAACCTTTATTGCCACTTTCGGTGGCTTCTGTGGGTATTTCTTAGGAGGATGGGATGCAACATTGAAAATCTTAGTGACGATGGCAGTTATTGATTATTTAACTGGCATGATTGCAGCGGGGTATAACGGAGAATTAAAAAGTAAAGTTGGTTTCAAAGGCATCGCCAAAAAGGTGGTGCTTTTTCTTTTGGTCGGAGCGGCTGCACAACTAGATTCAGCGCTTGGAAGTAACAGTGCAATTCGTGAAGCGACTATTTTCTTCTTCATGGGTAATGAATTACTTTCACTTTTAGAAAATGCTGGTCGAATGGGCATTCCGTTGCCACAAGCTTTAACAAATGCAGTTGAAATTTTGGGTGGTAAGAAAAAACAAGAAGAGAAAAAGGGAGATGTTCTATAATGGAAATTAGAAAAAAATTAGTTGACCCAAGTAAATATTGTATAAAGTGTCCTTATACAATGAATCCGGAATTCATTACAGTTCACAATACTTACAACGATGCTACAGCAGAAAACGAAGTAGCTTATATGATTCGTAATGATAATCAGGTTTCATTTCATATTGCAGTAGATGATAAAGAAGCAGTACAAGGAATCCCTTTAGAGCGTAACGCCTGGCATACTGGCGACGGTAACGGTAATGGTAATCGTAAATCTATCGGAGTTGAAATTTGCTACTCTTTAAGCGGTGGAGATAGATACTATAAAGCGGAAGGCAATGCAGCTATCGTTGTAGCTCAACTAATGAAACAGTACAATATTCCAATTAATAAAGTCCGTACACATCAATCATGGAGTGGGAAGTACTGTCCTCATCGTATGTTGGCAGAAGGACGTTGGAATAATTTTATTGAAAGAGTTCAAAATGCATACAATGGAGATGGTAAAGTAACTCCTACACTTATTCCACCGTCAACTAACGGGACAGGTATTGCGTATATTGAGGGGAATGGCATCAACCTTCGTAAAGGTCCAGGTACTGGATACGGGGTTATTCGTCAATTAGGTAAAGGTGAGTCCTACGAAGTATGGGGACAATCAAATGGATGGTTAAACCTTGGTGGCAATCAGTGGATTTATAATGATTCATCATACATTCGTTATACTGGAGAAAGCACACCGACAAGTTCGCAATCAGTCAATAATGGTGTAGGAATAGTTACTATTACAGCAGATGTATTGCGTGTTCGTAAAGGTCCAGGAACTAATTATGACATTGTAAAAAATGTGTACCAAGGAGAACAGTATCAGTCGTGGGGATATAGAGATGGTTGGTATAATGTGGGTGGAGACCAATGGGTTTCAGGTGAATATGTGAAGTTTGAAGATTAAATTAAGAGCCGTCATAATGACGGCTTTTTTTATTTTATAGCAATTATTTAACTATTACCTATTGATTCAAATAAATAGGTATGGTATAATTATATATGTAAGGGAGGTGAGAAACATGGATTGGGACTTAACAGAAAAGGTTCTTAAAAATCTAGCTTACATAGTAGGCATGGGTGTAGGAATCATAACAGCAAAGAAAAACCTAAACGATATGAAAGATAGAAAGGAGAAGAAAAAGGAAGAAGAAATAGAAAAACGCCTAGCCCGCAAGACTAGACGCAAGTAATACACCGGGGGAAGAAATTCCCCCACTCCTAAAAAAGATTATAACATAATTACAAAATTAAACAAAATCCAATCCATGTAAAAATGAAGTTAGATCGAAATACTTTGGTATTAGCATTATTTTTAGTATTAGTGGTTACAGTAACAAACTATAAGAAGCCTGAAGTAAGTGACTACTTAGGAATTGCTTCCACAATAATTTTAGCTATAGCGCTTGTTATTAATTTAATTTCTTTATGGAAAAAAGGTAGGGACGAAAAATGAGTATGGACTATAAAATAAGTCGTGAAGAAATAGAAAAGTTAGTTAACCAAGTAGTTTTAACAGCAAATGAAACCGTAAATTTATTAGGTGTCACAACCCAAAGATTACATGTACTTGTAAAACAAGGACGAATTGTTCCTATTAAAGTAGTTGATAGGGTTTCGTTGTACTTTCGCGAAGATGTAGAAAAACTGGCTGAAGAATTAGGGCAATTAAGAGAAAAATATCGACCATATGAATAATTTGAAAGCCAACTCTTTTATGAGTCGGCTTTTTTGTTGTTATGTAGCTAGAATTTACTTTTAGATAATGCTTTTAATATAGGGTTTATGATTTTACTTAATAAACGAAATGCGTTAAAGATTGAACGAATAACTTTCATAAGATTAACGCCCCCTCATTCTCATACCTTATAAGTCTGAGATTTTCTTTACTTCTTTTTCTTTGGCTTTAAAGTCCTTTTTATATTGTTTAAAGTCATTCCGGTCAACTCTAAACTTCTCACCAGTAGCTACATTTTTTACTAAATACGTTTTAGCTGTAAGTTCTTTTATTAAGAACCAAATTGCGAATAATACAAGGGATATTCCTAATGTGAAAGGAATTAATACTATTGCAGAAACAGTTATTATAAGTTCTGCTTTTGAATCAGCTCTTTTTAAAATTAATCTATCCCCAGCAGCGGCTTCAGATTGTTGCAATTGTTGCATGCGTTGTAAGGATGCGACAGTATCATAACTCATGACATAACCCCCCGATAAGTAATAATAAAATCATTATATCAAACATTTGAGATGTTGGTATTATTTATCAATATTCAGTTCGAATGTATGTTTTCCCTCCACATAAATTTCATAAGTCAATTATTGATAAAGTATTAGTGAATGGTTCACCGCAATATAAAGTGAAAAACTCAAAAAGTAGTATCTTCTATATTACAGCTAGTTCAACATATGTAGAGGTAACATAAAATAAAAAAGCCCTTCTCGAATGAGAGGACTTTGCTATTTTATAAATCAAATTGAACTTGTTGACCATCAGTAATCGTATCATACGACTTTTGCTGGTATGTTGAACTTGTAATGAATTTGACATTAGTAATATCTTTTGGATCTCCATTAAAGAACAAACCTAGGACACGTTCTTGTTTAACTTTTCCAAAGTATTCAAAGGAAGTGTTTTTTTCTGTAATGAAATTGCGATTTGCTTCTAACTGTTCACCATTATTTAGTACTACCTTATCAAAATTAAGGAAGTTAATATTTTCATCTGAGGTATTTTCCACTGTGTAAATAACTTGAATATAATTTAGTTTTCCATCGTTAGTGGGTGTTGTTTGATAGACTTCTTTAGCCTCAGTTAACATTTGTTCTGGAAGGTCAGATAGTTGAAATAGCTTGATGTTTTGAACAGTCATTTTAATTGGAGCTACATCAATAGTTTGATTAATTTCTTTAATTTTCATTAGCTCAATAACTCCGCCTTGAGCATTGTATTTTTGCTTTTCTCCAACTTTAGTTAGTACTGTTTTTTCGTTAGTTTTCGAATTGCTTTCTTTAATACCTTTTTGGTTTGAGGCAGTAGGTGCACTCTTTTCTTCTGTTTTTTCTTCTGAGCCACAAGCCACAAGTGCTAGGGAGAAAAATACAGAGACAAGTAATAATAGATACTTTTTCAAATTAGTTCCTCCTAAAATATATTGCGATATTAAGTATAACAGATATATGTTGATTTTATAGGATAAAATTAGATTTATAGGAAAAATATTCTTGGATATAGTTGACTTAAGTCAACTTATAGTGTATAATAAGAGTATAAAGAACAGGAGGTGAACAAAGTGGATTGGTTAATAATCTTAGGAACACTAACAGCAGTCGCAACATTCTTTTCCCAAGTATCAACAGTTGTTAAAAACAGCGTAGATACATACTACAAAATCAAAGAGGAAAAAGAAAAGAGTCGCTCCCGCCAAGAAGTCGACTCTGAATAACACCACAGGGGAGAGCAATCTCCCTTGTAACTAAGATTATAACACATTCCATATAATATGATGAAAAAGTTTATTTGGACGAATATTCCCGTAGTTTTGATTTTAGGATTTATCTTAGCGATACTGGATTATGACAAGCTAAACACATGGGGCTATGTCTTAATAGTATTTAGTATAGTATCGTTTGTACTAATGATTGTAAATATAATTACTCTCTATTTAAAGGAGAAGAAAAATGTATAACTTTGAAACTAAGGAAGAACTAATAAAATTCGTAAATGATGAAATAGTGAATACTTCAGAGGCATTGGAGATTTTAGAATGCTCGAGGCAGAATTTAAATAAGTTGGTGAAGTCGGGGACATTGGTGCCTATTAAAGAGATGGTTCGGGATCGGTTGTTTTTTAAAGAGGATATTTTGAAAAGAAAAGAAAAGAGAAGATGAGAAAATAGAATAGTCGGGTACTAGGCTATTCTTTTTATGAAGATTTTAAGGAGTTTAAAAGGGATATTTTAAAATCATATAGAATAGTGTATATATGGTAAGTAGTATAGTATATGTATTTTTGGTTAAAATTATATGCAAAACCTTGAGAATAAGTTGCGTTTGTAGTAAAATTAGCCAAGGATTTGGAGAGTGAGGGGAACGAGATGGGAATTAGAGAATGGTTCGGATATAAAGGTGAAACTGTCTTTAGTACACAATCAGATGAGTACTTGGATAAGTTACTAGGTGTTTATGTTCGTGCATTTAAGCAATACTTCTCCGTAGAGGATGCTCAAAATATTAATGAGTTGTTGCATATTGTAAAGCAAAGACCTAACATAGATACCGAGCAAGCGTTATTTCTAGAATGGGTTGAAGAAGATGGATTACAAATCATATCTAAATACATTACAAAAACTATTCCTAAAAATGAACAATTGATAGCTCAGCTAGAATATGAAATATATATACTAGAATCTGAAATGGATTTTGAATATCCAGAGGATGTTATTTCTAGTATAATTAACACAACAAATTTATTTTCGGAAATGATAGATCCTACTTTAGAAACTTCAGCGTCAGTATTAGATACAGCGATTACGTTTTATGAATATATTTTAGATGATAATATAAGTAAATTGAGTGGTGATGTATCTTGGTTAACAGAAAGCCAGGATTCTAAAGACGAATCTGGAAGTTTTTATTTCTCAATAACAAGTTCATCTAAAGATAGACCAGAATTTAATAAAAACCCATTGTATAGCGCTTCCTATTTTTTAGGAGAAGGTGTATACTTAAATGGTTATAAAAAAGAGTCTGCTAATAAAGCAGATTCTTTTTTTGATGTTTATGGTTATGGAGGGATAGTATGAAGGAAACAATGGAGTATTACAAAATTATTAGATATCATATTCAGTTAAAAGATGTAAGGTTAATTTCTTTGCAATGTAAAAATTTTATTACTGATGATACAGAAGAGGTTAATAAGCGTGTTTCGGTTAAAATGACAAGGGAAGTAAAGTTAGTTAATGATCGTCATGCGGAAATTCTTTTACATACGAAAGTTGGATTTAAAGAAGAAGATCAATTGAAAGCTCCATTTTCAATTGATATTACTTATGGTGGGCTTTGTTATGCAATTCCAGAAGCGGATTTGACAGTAGAAGAGTTTGAACAATATGCATATGATCAGGTGGTACCATTATTGTTACCTTATGTAAGAGAATGTGTGTCAAATAATTTAGCTCGAATGCAATTACCAATTTTTTATTTACCAACAATGGATGTTATTAAAACTATGGAAAGTAATAAAAAAGAGGGATAAAGGGGGAAGTTAAATGTCTACATGTACCCCTGTATCAATTACATTTAAAAGAACTGATTCTATTCCTTCTTATATTGAACAATCTTGTAGGGAAATTGCAGATTATTTTAGTCTTAAACAGAATCAAACAAAAATAGATCTCTCTAACTTTTGTAACGTAATCAAGACTTCCAAACGCTGGACAATACAAAACTTGAAGAATCTTTTAGATGGTTGGCGGAAAATTATAACTAAGACTATCAGCGGCAAATGGGTAGACTTGGTATATAATGCATACAGTTCGTGCCAATCCACAAAGGATATTCATAAATTAAGAGGAATGATTACAGAAGCATTGGTGATTGCTGCACATGGGGGAGCAAAAGTATTAGGGATGAAAGAGTATGGATGGGGAGCGCTTGTTATAATCAGCAAAGATAAGAAATCTGCTGAAGTTAAGTATGTATGTACTAAACAACAAGAGAATGATTGTAGTAGACGCAGTACAGTTGATTTTGGGTTTTGGAATGGTGAAACAGCCTTATTTTATGAATGTAAGGCAAGTCCTGCTGGTATTGGATGTAAAGAAGTCATGTATATGAATGAATTAAGAGCCAATTTAAATAAGCACAAGATTAATCACGAGCTTATGTTCATGTGTCCAGAAGATGTCGTTAGTGTAAGACAAAAATTAAAAAAAATGGGAAAAGAAAAAGAATTTATTCCAATAGGGTATAATAATCTTTTTCTTGAATAATTATCAAAAAAATTTCTAAAGGGATATCTTTGTGGTTTTGAATATATTTATACTTTTAATATATTCGAAAACATAAATATTAAAAGTTTGGAAAATCAAAGGTAATAGTTTGTGGAGGGGTAATCTTTATAAAATGATTTTGATTCCTCCACAAACACACCCACGAACCCACCCACAATTCACCCACAAAATTAAAAAAAGTGATGAATCGCTATGAAACATCACTTTTATAAAACCTTGATAAATCAACGTTTTTGGAGCAATTTAAAACTTGATGAATCCAGAGGATATATTTAGAACACAAGTTCACCAATGGGAACGCGATCAATACATGTCTCTATACTAAGAGGCTTGAACCCTTGATACAACTCGTATCAAGGGTTTTTTAATTCCCTATTATTACAATTTTATGTGGTTGCAAAATGAAAAATAGCCACATAAAAGCCAATAATTAATAACAAGTAGTGATATCATAGAAAAACATTATCAGATAAACGTAAGTTTTATATAATTTATGAACTAAAAAAGCCTTGATACTACGGTATCAGGGCTTTTTTAGTGAAGTTATTGGATATATTAACTACTAGATAATGGATTGTTTTTGGTTATTTTAAATCATGTTACTAAGAAAATCTTTTCAAAAGAATTGATTTTATCTTTTTTAAATCACTTGTGCTATAACTTAATAATTCTTTACTGCCTGTACAACGCGACCAATTATTTTTACATCTTCAGCTGAAAGGTCGTAAGTTTTTGGTTCGTGGATAGGGTCATTACTCAATGGTATTAAAGTAATGATGCTTCCGGATTTTGAAATCTTTTTCACGGTAGCATCATAACCATTGACTTTTACAACAGCAATTTGTCCGTTTTCAACATAAGGAGTTTCCTCTACTAAAACATAAGAACCATCAGGGAATTCGAGATTCATGCTAGTGCCTTTTACAGTAAGATAAAAATACTTTTTACGTTTGTTTAAAAATGTACTCAGCATGGGTAAATAGCCTTCGATATTTTCTTCAGCGAATATTGGTGTACCAGCTGCTACAGAACCAATGATAGGAATATGAAGAATGTTTGATTGATCGTTTTGGATGGTTTCATAAATAGAAACTTCTTCTTTAACAGTATTGTCCTCTTGAGTTGCGAGTCTTTCTAAATCATCAGTAGTAATTCCTAATCCCTTACAAACTTTTATGACATTATCAACAGACGCTTTACCAATCCCTCTTGATAACATGGATTGCAGTGTTGTGGGGGGGAGACCTATTTTTTCGGCGAAGGCTCTTTTGCTATAGCCAGCTTCTTTTATTAAGCGTGTTACAACCTCTGCTTTTTTCATTACTTTCACCATCTTTCTTATTAAAATGTATACGATATTGCGTATTTCTGTATATATCATAACCTAACTAAAATTGTTAGTAAATAGAAAAATATACGAAAATGAGTATTTAAATACGTTTTTTTGTTGACTAAATACGAAACTGAGTTTATATTTAAATGGAAATGAACGCAATATCGTACAAAAAACAGGTGGTGAGTCAATGTATCCGAATTTGCGTGCAGAGATGGCGAGAAAAAGAATTATGATTACACAAATTTCTTCGCATCTGAAACTTCGCCACGCAACAGTGAGCGACAAAATAAATGGTAAATTTCGTTTTTATTATGATGAAGCTTTTGAAATTAAGAAAACTTTTTTTCCAGAACATAGTTTGGAATATCTTTTTGAATTTGAAGAAAATGAAGCGAATTGAAATCGGAGGAAATTTACTTAAAATGTAACCCTATAATCGAATTATTGAATGATGATTTAATAAGAGGGTTCATATCAAAGTATTTAATTTAAATTCCGATAACTAGTTAATTTGTAAAAAGAAAGTAAAGAATTATGCGTAGTGCGAAATTATCTCAATGCAATAAAGATAGTCCAAAATTAGTAGTGAGGAGGAGATGAGGATGGGGCAATTAATTGACTCATCAGTACATAGTTCATTAGTATTTGAAGTTAATGGCAAAGTAGTAACGGATAGTTTGATAATTGCGAAGATATTCAAAAAAAATCACTTCGACGTTTTGAAGGAAGTTCGAAAACAAATTGTATATGTAGGTGAAGAGTTTGGAGGAGAAAATTTTCACGAGTCCACTTATTTTAATTCAAAGAATAGGCGAATCCCTAAATATGATTTAACAGAAGAAGCATTCACGTTACTTGTTATGGGATATACCAGTAGAGAAGCGGTTGGAATGAAAATCAAATTTATGAAAGAGTTCAAACGAATGAAGCAATATATACAAAATCAACAAAATGTGCCAAAGGATCCAATGGGGGTTTTAAAGTTAACATTTGCTGCGTTAGAAGGACATACTCAGGAGATACAAGAGATAAAGTCTGAGGTGAAGGGTTTGCGAGAAAATACGCCGCTTTATGCTATCGAGTGTGAAGAGATAACAAGGGCTGTAAAAAGGTTAGGTGTTATGTTATTGGGAGGTAAAAATTCAAATTCTTATCAGGATATCGGTCTTAGAAGGAAGTTATATAGAGATATTTATAGTCAGTTACATCGGGAATTTGGTGTGAATAGTTATAAAGCTATTAAACGTTATCATTTGGATAGAGCAATACAAATGATTAATGAAGAATATTCAATTCCAACTGTTTTAAATGAAGAAATTACAGTTAAAAACTCACAAATAAATATGGCAGACATTCAGTAGGAGGAAAGAACATGCAAAGAAAGATTTTAGTAATTACTAGCAGTTTAGCAGGGTTACCAACTGTCAGTGAATTTAAAACAAAAGAAGATGCAAAAGAGCAGGTTAGAAAGCTTATTCAAAAAGGAATGAGTCAAAATGTGATTCGTATAACACAAGAAATTCCAATGAATATCGAAATCCAAGTGGATGTTGAACTTGAGGAATAAGAGAGGTTTAGAAGAAAATAGATATGGATAGCATGATTGTTTTGAATGAATGCATAAGAAAAGAATCCGTTGCAGCGGATTCTATAAGAAAAAATATCTCTAGATAAGTATAACATTGAATACCGTTTTTGAGAATTGATGAGGTGGCTAGTATGGGGATTATTCGAGTGAAAAAAGATAGTAATTATTCCGTTATAAATAATACTGGTTTAAAAGATGAAAGGTTGTCATGGAAAGCGAAAGGAATCTTAGCCTATGCGCTTACATTACCAGACGATTGGACTTTTCATATTAGCGAATTAGCTCGACATGCTAAGGATGGAGAAGATTCGCTCCGTACAGGTTTTAAGGAATTAAAAGAATTAGGTTATGTAAAACGTTATCCTGTTCGTGATGGGAATACGAAAAAAATTACAAGGTGGGATACGGAAATTTACGAAACGCCACAAAGGAACATGCCACAAATGGAAAACCAAGATGTGGTAAAGCCATATGAGGAAAATCAGAAACTACTAAATACTAATAGACTAAATACTAATAAACGAAATAATAATGATGATATGGATAAATTAGAATCTCGTGTATTCATCAATGAGAGGGTTAAAGTAAGTTGTAACTTTATTAAGGGGATGGGCATTCCGTTAAGTGAAATTGCAATTGCAGAGTTGGGGAGTTTTTGTAATTTGTTTAGTGGGGAGTTAATTCAGCATGCAATTAATAAAGCCGTTGATGAGAATGCGCCAAGATGGAACTACATTAAGGCTATATTGAGGAATTGGAAGGAGCAAGAAGTTAAAACATTAGTTGATGTGGCCATACTAGATAGACGTTTCGAAATGAGCAAGAAAAAGAAATATAACGGGACAGGTAGGAAGTATTCAAATAGAAAAGAGATTGTACCCGATTGGTTATATAAAGATGATGAATCAACAAATCTAGAAGAGGAAAGAAAAACCGTGCAGTCTACTGATGAAGAGCGTGAGAGATTACAAGAAGTGTTAAATAAATATAGGTCATAAGAAAAAATGCTAGATGATTTACAAGTAATAAAGATTGAAAAGGCTAATAAGCATATTCATGCTATTAAATTAGTATTAAGAGACTTTGTAAAAAGAACGGAAGTGGGTGAATCAGTAAGTGTTCGAATGGCTCAAAGATTATAAGAAGTTAGAAGAAGAAATTGCTTATTTAGAATACAACTTAGATAAATCAAAAGCCGAATTGAAGCGTTGGATTAGCGGTGATTTGCAAAATGTAAGATTAACCGCTGAATCGGAAGGGGCTAAGGTAGAAGGGCGGATTGAAGCAATTGAATATGAATTAGCTCATAAAATGAATGAAGAGTATGATTTAAAGCTTTTGATTAATAAGTTTACAGGACTGGATCATCAAATACTTAAAATGAAATATGTTGATGGAATGACTTTAGAGCAAATTGCGTTTGAATTACATTATAGTACAGGCTATATACGCCGAAAACATGCTGAAATAAGGAAGATTGTCAAGTTTTTAGATGGATTTTAGTGTTACCTTTTTGTAGGATACATGTAGTGTACAGAAAGTATTGAAAAAGTGATTTATAGTAGTAATATAAGATTTCGACGAAAGAGCAACTATTTTTATGGTTGCTCTTTTTGTTGTGAAAGAAGGTGAGTAATATGAAGTGATTTGATGGATTAATAAGTCTTTAGCTTCTAGTTATATTTAGTAAAGTAGTAGTTTTACAGGCGAAAATAATAGAAAAATAAGGAGATGTTTAATGATGAGTTTATTAGCTGCTTCAGTCAAAACAAAGAATTTGCCACAACAGGTATTACGTTGGCAATCAATGGTAGAAAGCGAATGTTCTGCACAAGGTGTACCTGAGTTAGTTCCTTACGTGCTTGGAATTATTATGGTGGAAAGTGGAGGGAATTCTGAAACGACACCTGATATTATGCAGTCTAGTGAATCACAAGGATGGGCAATGAATACAATTAAAAACCCGAAAGATTCAATTTATTACGGAGTGAAGCATTTAAAGGGTGCTTTTGATGATGCGAAGAAAAATGGCATTACAGATTTAAGTGCCATTGTTCAATCGTATAATTTTGGACGAGCTTACCTTCGCTGGTTAGCTTCTAACAATAAACAGCATTCATTACCGGTGGCAGATCTGTATTCTAAAACGGTTGTTGCGCCATCACTTGGAAATACGACCGGTGCTATGGTGAAATATAGTAACCCTATCGCTGTTGCCTACAATGGTGGTTATCGATATAAAAACGGGGGGAATTTCTTCTACTCTGAAATTGTTAAACAATATGTAGATTTTGATGGAGGAACTGGTGGCGGTGACAATAAGCCGTTACAACCAAAAGGACTGGGAATTGCAACGTCTAAATACCCAGAAGGATGGGGCATCAATTTATATAGTGGTCCTGGAAAAGATGCTTGGTTTACAGGTCATGTCATTAATACAAAAATGCCATATTTAATTATAGATGCTGCTTGGTATGGCGGGAATGAAAATATGTTATGTCTAGGTTGGGAAGCCTGGGCAAAAGAAGAACACTTTGAAGTGCAGTGGTTCCATGCTTACTCAAAATATCCAGCAGGTTATGGTATTAACACATATGATGGTCCAAATGGAAATTATAAAGGAAATGTGGATGGATCTTATCCATATGGTGTTTTTGCGAGAAAAGATGGTTACATTGATATTGGACAAAACACATGGGTAAAAGAAGAACATTTTAATGTAAGGTAATAACAAAGTTTTTTATTATTTGATTTTAAATTATAAATTTTAATATATAGAAAAAATATAAAAGGGTGCTTTTTTAAGTGCCTTTTTATATTACGTATGAATAGAAAGGAAGATTATTATGGCAAAATTTATTTATCCAACAGATACAACGAGAGTAACAAGTGGATTTCGGGGGAGCAGACCAGATCATCATGGGATAGATCTTGCTGAATCGGGCTATCATCCAATTTATGCAGCAGCTAGCGGACGAGTTAGTCGTTCTTATATTTCATCCAGTTATGGTGAATGTATTATGATTGTGCACACTATTGATGGGGTTACATGGGAAACAGTATATGCCCATATGCGTAGCGGTTCTCGAACAGTAAAAGAAGGTGATTATGTTACACAAGGACAAACTATTGGGGTTATGGGGAACACAGGGGATTCTAGTGGTCAACACTTGCATTTTGAATTGCATAAAGGGTCTTGGAACATCAATAAGAGTAATGCTGTGAATCCATTAGACTACTTAGGAAAAGGAGACGGTGGTGGTACAACTGAACCTTCTGATAAACCGCTACAACCAAAAGGGCTGGGAATTGCAACGTCTAAATACCCAGAAGGATGGGGCATCAATTTATATAGTGGTCCTGGAAAAGATGCTTGGTTTACAGGTCATGTCATTAATACAAAAATGCCATATTTAATTATAGATGCTGCTTGGTATGGCGGGAATGAAAATATGTTATGTCTAGGTTGGGAAGCCTGGGCAAAAGAAGAACACTTTGAAGTAGAGTGGTTCCATGCTTACTCAAAATATCCAGCAGGTTATGGCATTAACACATATGATGGTCCAAATGGAAATTATAAAGGAAATGTGGATGGATCTTATCCATATGGGATTTTTGCAAGAAAAGATGGTTATATCGATATTGGGCAAAACACATGGGTAAAAGAAGAACATTTTAATGTGAGATAAGGATATGAGAGTAGGATCACTCGTATGATTCTCTTTAATTTTTGAAAAGGAGATGAGAACGATGGAAGAACAAATCTTCAATTCAATGATTCAACAAGGAGCATTCGCAGCTTTATTTGTATGGATGCTGTTTACTACGCAAAAAAAGAATGAACAGCGCGAAGAACAATATCAAAAAGTTATTGAAAAAAATCAACAGGTCATTGAAGAACAAGCAAAAGCATTTAGTTCGTTGTCGAAGGATTTATCAGATGTTAAGCGAAAAATCTTGGGGAACGATGATGAGAAATAA